TTTGCAAACCTTTACTGTATGGATGAACAGGTGCTAGGCTCGCCGTGCTTTGTGCACAGAGCGGGAGCCTTGGCTGGGTTTGCAGGTATGGTCTGCGGGTCCGGCGGTCAGCAGGGATGTTGACGCATCCCCGGTGGCCGCTCTCTTTGCATGAAGCCTTCGAATTACTGGTGGGTCCGTTCGGTACCCCGCCTCATGACTAGGGCGTCGTACTCGGCGGCGCACTGGTTCGCTACGATGCGGGCGTCGTCATAAGCTTTCGCCAACTCTCCCGCTCTCGCATCAGCCCGTCGGAGCAGGTCGGAGAGCACCATGGCGGCGCGGGTGGCATTCTGGCCTCGGGCGAAAGCGGCGGTATCCGTGCCGGGGCAACTGACGGCGGCAGCGAACTGGGCTGCGTCGCTGCGCAGCCGCTGGCCAGCAGCGTCAGCGCTAGCACCACCGGCAGCCGCGACAACTCTTTGATCATGGGCATTGGCTCTCGCCTCCTCCTGCGCCTGCGCGCCTTGATGTTCCTGCTGACGCACGCCACGCTCACCGATCACCTCGGCAAGACGGTCGCCGCTATCGCGCTTGGCCGACACTTGGCCAGCCTGCGCCTGCTCTACACTCCGGCCGTGCTCGTAGGCGCCCCAGTGGCTGACCACCAGGACCAAGCCAGCCGCCAGACCGACCCAGGGGCTCATGCCAGGGCCCGCCTGATGCCCTCATCGATCAGCGTCGACGGATACGGGTTGGTGCCGTTCTCGTGCACGATGATGCCAACCACCAGCTCTCGCAGGATCTGCGGCCTGGAAATGTCGATGGAGTCACGCACGCCGACGCCCAGGCGCTTGGCAATGGCCTGCGCGTAGGCATTGGTGTCGTTCTCACTCGCCGGCGCCCAGCGGTTGATGAACTCCAGCGGGGTGTCGATACCAGGCCCGCCAACGCCGGGCATCCCATCCTTGCCCCGGTAGTTGAGCAGCAGCTTGCCTAGGGCGCGGATGCCGTTCTCTGGATGGTCGAAGCGGGCGAAGCGTGGCTTGGCCACGCCTACCTCCAGGCCCAGCTGCCCTTGCCAGGCGTTGCGCGGGTTGTAATCGATGTTGCCGGGGTTGTTATTGCGAGCACCGCGGGGTGTGGTCATAGGTTTTCTCCAGGCGAAAAAAAGCCCGCGCTGGGCGGGCTGTAGGGTGAAGCGTGGGGCTCAGGCCTCGGCGCTTTCGTCCGGTACCGGATCAGGCTTGGCTGGCTCGCTGCCAGTGATCACGACCTCGGCAGTGAATTCCTCAAGGAGCTCGGCAGTGACAAACCGGTGGCTGGGGAACTGGCGCAGGCCAGCTTGGATACGCTCCTTGGCCTGTTCCAGGGTGGTGAAGCGGGTCTTGTTGTCAGGGTCGTAATCGTTGGTCAGGTTGATGGCTACGTAGGGCATGGTTATCTCCAGGCAAAAAAATGCCCGCGCGTGGCGGGCTTGTGGGGTAATTGACCGTCAGGTCTTGGGGTACTGCTGCTTTACTCGTTGGATCGTGGAATAGAACGGCTCGGCCTTGGGCATTGTTCCTTGGTCCATCGCGTGCCAAAGCATGTCGAGCTGCTCCTCGATGGCCGGGTAGTCAGTGGCCCGGGCTTTGGCATGGTCACTTTTGTGCTCGATTTTCAACGCTCAATACCTCGCTCTGGTAAGGCCACAGGTCGATCACGACCTCATACTCGCCGGGCAGGCTGAAGCCCAACTCAATGTCGCTGCCGTCGGCGGTGTACTCCACGCCCTCAATGTTGAGCACGGCATTGGCGGGCACGCCTTTGAGGGTCATGCCAACCAGCTGCAGTGCCATCTTAGGTCGAGGCACGATCTTGCCCGCGCTGACGAACTGCTCGAGCTCGCTGGCCCGGGCGAACAGATAGGAAAATCCTGTTCGCTTCGCGTTGAGCTCCGCCTCGAGCCGGGACATGTAGCCCCGCATACGGATTTCTCCGCGCTCGTTATAGAGCACTACCTCCCCGGCAGGGGGTGACTGGGTCATCTCATGATTCCTTGCACCATAAGGTTCTGATAGGAGAGCACCACGCCCACCGCCCCCAGGATCGAAAAATCAACCGTGTGCTGGCCTGCTCCCACGTACTGACCAGAGGCCAGGGTGATGGAGCTGTCCGACCAGTTCGCGACAGATTCAGCGATCATGTTTCCATCCAGGACCAGGCGGTACTGGTAGAACTGGGTGCCGTTCGAGAGGAACGTCGAGCAGTAGTTGATGTAAACCATGCCTGGCCGAGGCATGTAAAACGTGATGGTCAGTGGCGTTTGCCAACTGCCGTTGCAGTTGAAGCGAGGGGCATAGCCAGCGTACCGGGGGATGGTCACGGCCTCGTTACCGATCTTGAGCGTGTCCACCTGTAGGTTGCCGATCTTCGAGTTGGTGATGGCCGCGTCTTGGATCTGAGCGTTGGCGATCGCACCGTTGGCGATCTTGGCGGTGCCAATACTCGCGTTCCGGATGTAGGCGTCGGAGATGAACGTCTGCCCACCAACCACGGAGAATGGCGAAGAAAGCCCTCCCCCGTTGGCGTTGAGCAGCACGAACTGGTCCGAGTAGACCACGAAGGCCGATTGCACCACCCCGTTTTGCTCGTTGATGCCCATGCCAAACCCGCCCCAATGGTGCACGCCCATCTGGTTGTTGATCTGCACACGCATGGTGTACTGCGCGTTGAGCATCCCTTTCATGTCGGACTGCGCTGTAGCGACCTGCTGAACAGCAGCATTGGCGTTACCCGCCGTTGCCTGGGCCGTTTCAACGCGCTTGGACAGAGCGCCATCGGCATCGGCCCGCGCTTGAACCTCACTCTGGACAGCCGCCGCCGCTTCATTGGCTTTCGCCTGGGCGGTGTTGATGCGTGTGCTCAGGGCTGAGTCGGCATCGGTGCGGGTTTTCGCTTCGTCCTGAATCGCCGCACTGGCGTTACCTACCGATGTCAGCAACCCATTGATCCGCTGCGTTTCCGCCGCCAGCTTGTCTCCTTGCTGAGTAACGTTGACGCTGAGCGAGTCGAAAGCCCTGCCCGACGCAGCCACTGACCTGCGCCCGGCTGCGATGTAGGCAATGTCCACTTCGCCACTGGCATCAGTCGAGTTGTACATATCCAGGCGGATGGCCCAGATCTTCTTCCCATTCCAGCCAGCATGGCCAGAGAGGTCGAACTCAATGTCCTGCCAGTCTGCACTCGAGGTATTGATAGGCCAGTTGAATCGCCGAGCCTCGGCAAGTCCACCATCCTCGTTGGCCCAATACATAGCCGCACTCGCCCGGCCGGTGTTGCGACGGCGCAGTCTGATGCGGATCAACGGGTTCTCGGCACCATCGATAACCGGGAATGTGTTGGTAATCTGGATGGTCGTGAACTTGGCGACAGTTGCGTATTGAGGGCCAGCAGTCAGGGTTGCCCCGGATGTATTGGCCTTCCAACCCTCGACTGAGTTTGTAAACTCCCAGGTTTGCCCAGCCACGAATGGCAGAGCGTTGCCTATCTTCGCCTCCAGGTTAGTGATGCTGCTGGACTGAGCCGTCAACCCGCTTTCCGTAGCAGCGACGCGGTTGGCCACGCTGGTCAGCGCTGCGGTCGACGCCTTGCTGGCCAGGCCAGTGGAGCCGTTATTGACGCTGTTCTCCAAGCTGGTCGTTCTGCCAGACACAGAGGTGATGTCCTTGCCCTGCTGACTAACGCTGGAGGTAAGGCCATCAACTGCCGTAGATACGGCGCCGATCGCGTTGCTATTAACTTGGCCATTGTCGCGCCAGCCCGTGGGGCGTGAACCGTACTCGATCTGTGGCCTGGCCACTTCGAACGTACCGGCCACTGTTCCACCAATCGCCGCGTGGGCCCGGTAGAAAACCCGAACCTTGGCAGCACCTGTCGGAGCGACCGATGTGAACGATATGCGGTCGCCGTCCACAGTCATCGGGACAACTGCCGTCGCAGGCGCGTTGATTACGGTACCGGCGGCGTTGATCCACTGGTGAAAAATCCTCATCCCCAAGTCGCCGGAATCTGACGTCTTCCGTACGTAGATCGACGAGGTGACAGTTTGACCAGGCGCAACTGCAGGTGCTCTCTCGCTGGCTGTGACCAGCGAAGTGTACGGGTTACCTGATGCCGTGCTGCCAACGCCGGTGGTACTGCATCGATATGCATTTTCAGCAGCGTTCAGCCAGGAACTGACCATTGACGGCGTATAGGTTGCCGTCCCTTCCGGTACCCACCCGTCAGGGTTGTTTCCTGTAGCCGCACCCAGTTTTGTGAAAGCTGGGTTGTAGAACAGGTTTTCCCCGCCCACGTCGCCGATCGAGTTGTCGAGCTGAGTTAGCCGACCACTGACTGATGTCAGGCCCTCCTCCGTGTTGGATACGCGACCGGATACGCTGCTGATCGCTACGGCGTTTGCTTGCGCTGCGCTTTGAGCGTTCTTGGCGTTGTCCTTCCAGGCACTGACCACGGTGGATAATTCAGCCTGGGCGCGATCAATCTCGTAGTAGCCGTCACTGGCAGTACCACCCAAAGGCCCTCTGACGCGTAAAAGAAGGTCCGCCCCAATCGTCCCAGCTGGAGCGGGAGCGCCCGTGAAGACTGGTCGGTTCCATGCGTCGCTCAGAATGGTTCGAAGCGGCCCATGCGTCCCGACCGTGGCCCCACCGCTGTTCTTGTATTGCAGATAGATCTCGCTGACCAGATCCTGGGTTCCCCGGACATACGCCGACACTGTCAGCACCTGCCCTGGCGCCATGGATATCCAGCTTGCGTTCGGTAGCGCAACGTCCACATACGCAGAGCCGGACAGTCCCTTGGCATCGACACGCTGCGCTTTACCGCGAGGATCCAAGGTTGACGGCACCAACGACAGGAGCCGATTAGGTGCAGCCAGCGAGGAGCCGACCCGCCAGCCATCAGCAAGGCCAGCAGTTGGCCCTTCTACCTCAAACGAAGGGTTAGGCAGCAGGTTCTCACCGCCAACCTGGCCGAGCGATGCATTGATACCAGTGATCGCCTCGCCAGCGGCGGTGATGGCTGTACCCTGTTGCTCCACCTTATTCGTGAGGCTCTGAACGGTAGAGGCATCAGCCTTTGTCGCCACTTGGCTCAGGGCATTGCCCGCTGCTGTTGCGGCGTCCGTGGCTACCTTGTCCGAGACTGCCTGCCATGCAGAGCCGTTCCAACGCTTCGGTGTGTTTCCGCCCCCTGTGGTATCGATCCAAAGGTTCTGGATCTGCTGGTTAATGGCTGAAGGTGTTGAGTTTTGGACGATCACTTTGCCCTTGGCATCAGCGAGGCTGTATGCGTCTTGGGCAGCCTTCTGCGCGGCTGACACATTACCGTTGGCCGTATTGAGCCCACCCTGTAAGCTCACGATCGACTGGCCCTGGCTGGATAGCTTTCCTTCTGCTTCGGTAACAGCATTGCTCAGAGTGGACACGGCTTCTGCCGAGGCCGAGGCGGAACGCCTACCAACGGCGATGTAAGCGATATCGATCTCGCCGCTTGTATCGCCGGAGTTCATCATGTCCAGGCGGATGGCGTAGATTTTCTTGCCGTTCCACCCGGCATGGCCGGATAGGTCAAGCTCGATGTCCTGCCAATCCATGGTGGTGGTGCTGATGAACCACCCAAAGCGCCTTGCCTCGGCCAACCCACCGTCTTCGTTCGCCCAATACATCTGAGCACCCGCCCGGCTGGTATTACGCCGGCGTAGCCTGATCCGCAGATAGGGGTTCTCTGCGCCTGCAACGACTGGGGTGAAATTGCATTGAAGGTTCGGGTTTGCAGTCACGGTAGCAAACAGCGGGCCCGCGGTTATCGTCCCGTTGGTAGCGGTCGCCACCCAGCCCTTGGTCGAGCCGGTAAATTCCCAGGCACGGCCAGCCACGAATGGTTGGGCAGCACCAACGCTGTTTTTCAACTGCGTGATGTCAGTGCTCTGGCTGCTCAGCGCCCCTTCGGCAACCTCTACCCGATTACCCAAGGACTGCACAGCCGATGCATCAGCCTTCTTGCTCACGCTGTCGGTCAGCGAGGTGAGCGCCTGGCTTTGCGAGCTGATGAGCTGATCTTGGGCCTTGTCCTTGTCCTCGGTCGCTGTCACACGGCTGGTGACCTGCTGCAGCGCCTGCGAGCTGGCCTTGCCGTCGATGCTGGTCTGCATGCCGTCCATGCGGGTGGCTTGCGACGACAGTTTTCCCTCGGCATCGCTGACGCGGGTAGTCAGGCTGCTGACTACCGAGGCATCGGCTTTGGTCTGGGCCAGAGCCAGTGCGCCAGCGGCTGCTGCTGCTGCATCGGTGGCCACCTTGTCCGTCACAGCGACCCACGCCGAGCCGCTCCAGCGCTTCGGCGTGTTGGCATTGCTGGTGGTATCGATCCACAGGTTCTGCGCCAGACGATCAGCAACAGCAGGCGCTGCCGATTGAACAATGACCTTGCCCTTCCCGCCCGCCAGCGTGGCCGCATCCTGAGCAGCCTGCTGGGCAGCCGAGACGTTGCCATTGGTGGTGGTCAGGCTCGATTGCAGTCCGCTGATCTGCGATGCCTGGGCAGTGACCTTGCCATCTAGCGTAGATACATCGGTCTCGACCTTGGAAACGCGCGCAGCCATGCCGTTGGCAGTCACCACCGCCTGGCCAACATCGGTCCAGTAGGTGGCGTTCGGCGGTGGCGTGTTCAGCGGTACCGCTTTCAGGGCCTGGTAGAGCTTGCCATCATTGCCCAAGGCGCTTTGGCCAACGCTGTAGGCCTTGTCCTTGCGATAAGGCAGAGAGCCGGCCAGGGCCGAGACGTTGGCGATCTGCTGCTGTAGCTCGGTCTTGGCAGCGGAAACGTCCGCGCTAACGGCCGTGATTTGCTGCTCGAGGTTGCCCTTCACAGTGCCAAGGGCGTTGTTCACGTCGCTGATTTGCTTGGCCAGCTCGGTCTTGGCGGTACCGATCCGCTCGTTGACCGAGCCCGGGCTGTTGCCATCGATAAGCGCAATTTTTTCGATCTTGCTGGTGAGCTCCTTGCCCAACTCGCTCTCTGTGATCTGGTCCTTGATCTGCTCGAGGATAGGACCGGCATCGGCACTAGCAATACCGGTGACCACAGTCGGCGCCACCGGGAAGAACGGACCCACGTTACCGGACCGGTCCACCAGGCGCGCCCAGAAGAAGAAGCGCTGACCCGCACGCAGACCCTGCATGACGTGCTCGCTCTGCGGGTAGGCCAGGTCGGCAAGTTTGGTTGCCGCGCCGAGGTCGGTGCCTTCGCTGTACCACAGCTCGGTACGCTCGGTGTCTTCAGCGCCGGCAGGCAGGCCCCATTTGATCCCAATACCGAACAGCAAGCTCTCAGTGGTCAGGAACGTAACTGCCGGCGGCAAACCTTCCTTGCCGTTCAGCTGGGTCAGGTTCGAGCTTTTCCAGATCGAGGTGATGTCGAATGCACTGACCGAACGGACGCGAGCCAGATAAGCGCCAGCGTAGATACCGACCACGTCCACAGACGCGGCACCAGTGCGTTGCAGGCGGATCCAGTTGCCGTTGTCCTTGCGCCACTCGACATCGTAGGCAACAGCGCCTGCCACTGCCGGCCAGGCGATGGTCATGGTGCTGACTGCAATGCCCTGATCGATCATGTGGCCAGACGACAGCGATACGCTGGCTGGAGGCGCCACGGTGGTCACCGGAATAACGCTGATCGGGCGCTCGTCCAGCTTCGCGCCGGTGTCGATCGCGGCGAACTTGCTCGGGTTGAACTCGAGCGCAGTGATTTCGTAGCTGCCCTCCTGGGTGCGGGTGGTCTTGAGCACCCGGAACAGCTGAATGGCTAGGTCGTCATAGTCGATCGCCCACTGCAATTCAGGTTCGGGCTGCAGGCTGTACTCGGTGGTGACGGTCACCGCCCGTCCCGCGACGGAGCGCACGGTCCGCGCCTGGGCGGTACCGTTGGGCAGGTTCACGATCAGTCGGTCGCCGGCCTTGATCGGGGTGTCAAGGTCCAGCGTCACGACGCGGCCAGCGGCAGAGGAAATACGGCCGCCATTGGGCCGGCCTGCTACCAACTCGTCCGCCACTGGGATGACGAACCCAGGCAGCGGGATACGGCCCTCCATACCGGTCTTGAACGTAACGGTGCGATCCTGGCTATTGCTCAGCAGCGCCCATTTACCGCGGCGCTGGGCCTCGGATGCCCGGGTGCAGCCAATCGCGGACAGCTCGATTGGGCGGTCCCGGTACCGGCGCTGCAGTGCGTTGTCTGTCACCGGGATAACGTCGGTGTCGTAGTTGTTGGCCGGGTTGTCGTAGCTGACAAGGGCACGACTGTAGTGCGTGCTGCGCTCGGCGCCGCCATACACGAACTCACCGTCGATCACGTTCGACCGGGTGAAGACGTAGTCGATATCCTGCGCACGCGGCATGTCCGCCTGCATGAACAGCGAACCGTGGGCCCAATACACCATGCCCCGATAGATCGCCGACAGGTCGCGCAGCAGCGTCCAGGCCTCGGCACGACCCTGCAGGTTCATGTCGCAGAGGAAGCGCGGCTCCTGGCCACCCACACCGTCCGGCACAAGCTGGTCGCAGTACTGCGCGATCCGGTACATCTCCCACTTGTCGACCATCCACGGCTTGATGCGCTTGCCCAGGCCGAATCGGTCCTCGACGCACAGGCCATAGGTGACAAAGGCTGGGTTGTTGGTCCAGGCCAGCTTGAACGTGCCGTCCCACACGCCGCTGTAGGTGCGGGTGATCGGGTCATAGGTGCTCGGTACCGGCCAGCGCTTGGCCTTGCATTTCACCGTCACCGCCGGGATGTTCTGGAACTGCTGGGCATCGAACTCGATGTACAGCAAGGCCGTGTTCGGGTACCGGATTTTCTGGTCGATGATCTCGGTGTAGCCCGCCACGGTCATGGTATCGGCCACGGTGCCGCTGTTCGCGTTCGGCGTGAGTCGGCGTACGCGCAGCATCCACCCAGAAGTGGCCTTGGGCAGATTCACGCGCACCGAGCGCTGGTAGCCGTTGGTGGACTTGCCATCCACGGCGCCCAGATGAGCCTCGACATAAGCGCCACCGTCTGTAGCGATATCGATCGCGTATTCAATGCGATAGCCCTTAGTGTCGCCGTTGCTCTCCTGTTTGGCCAGGCGCGGCCAGGACATGCGCACGCGAACAGCTGAGAGCTGGGTATTGCTCAAGGCGCGCGTGAACGGGTTGTCGCTGCGCAGCTCAACGTTGACGGAGGTTTCGTTCTCCACCGACGGGATGCCCTGGATGTAACTCTGCTCAACAGAGCCCGGGCGCCATTCCCATTTCACACCCGGGAAGTTCACATTGCCGCTGGAATCAGCGATCGGGGTGTTGTCGAGGTAGATGTCCCGGTCAGTGGGCACCCCATCGAATTCGCCTTCGCCCACTGCCAGCAGGATCTTGGCGATGTTCGTCGAGCGCAAGCTGTCAGGCGATTCTACTGCCTGCTTTGGCTGGCTCTCGCCACCTTTGGCGCCGACAATTTCCAGGTGATCTACTGGGCCCATGCTTTCCTCCGGGCGAAAAAAACCGCCAACTGGCGGTCTGTGCATTCTTTTGGCGCTATGCCTTGTCCTGCGCCTCGATCGAGGCGGAGATAATCGCCCCACCCCAGCGTCGTTCGCCGATGCAGATCGGAACGGGGTTACCGCTGGCGGTGGTGTTCTTGGCGGACCCAAACGCGTAACTCGGCAGGTTTTCCGGCGCCGCACTTTGGGATAGGCCCTTGGCCTGGGGGCTGAGCATTTGAACGACTCCGCCTGCAACCATTGCAACCCCAACCGGCATCAAGGGCGCATAAAAGAACCCTGCAACGATCAGAACTATGCCAATGATCGTTTGCAGTACGCCGGCGCGCTTACGCCCCTCGACAACAGGGACGATCCTGATTTCCTGTGCTCCGCTTCGGTCGAATTCCTTTTCACCGACGTTTCTTCTGTTTCGGAAGATGGCGAACCTGATGCCTAACCGATCGAGCCTTTTGATCTCATCCTCAAATCCTGGGAGGGTTACCTTGAGAGCCTTGAACGCCTCCCATGTATTACCCGAATCAAGAACTTTTGGATGAGATCTGCCAAATTTCTGCGCCAGTGAGCCTGACAGTTTGATGTTTACACGATGCTGGGCGAGTGCCGACATTTTTCCTCCAGACATGAAAAAGCCGCCCGGAGGCGGCTGTTTAGAATGTGGTGGGCTTGACGCTCACACCTCCATCTCCGGAGGTGTAGATACGATACTTCTTGGTTTGGCCAGGCTTAATCGAAGCCTCTACCTCAAGACGTTCTGCGTTCATACCACAAAGTGCTTTGCCTTCAAGTGAGGCGCCGATCATCCACTCCCCGGCCGGAACGTTGAAATAAGCCTTTTCCTTGGGGTTCAGCCGTGCAACAGGCTCGCCATTGATGAACACAGTGGCATAGCAGCCACCACCCGGGAATCCACTGTCACGGGTGACGATGATCTGCCCACCCCCAGTCACGCTGGATTGATATCCCGTAACCCGATCGCTTGGCGCTTGCTTAGCTTGACTCAGTGGAACGGGCGAGGTGGCACACCCCATCAGCAAAGCAGCCCCCAATGCCACGATCAAAATCCGCATGTGATCCCTCCCTGAAAACTGCGAATGTACCATCACTTACTCTCGCGGTGCCGCAAGACCAAGCGCGTCCGGTCGAGCCAGGGGCCGCCGAACACGATGATTTCCGATGGCCGCCCCAGCAGGTGGTGCAGCATGAATGGGCCCGGCCCGAAGACCTGGCCGGCCTCGCCAGGCAGTTTGGCATTGGCGCCCAAGTAGATGCCCGCATGGTTGGGGTGGGCAGTGCGCCCTACTGCCATGACGATCAAGTCACCACGTTGGGGCTCGTTCACCTGGTAGAAGCCGGCGGCTTCATAGGCCTGCTCGTACAGGCTCGGCCCGTGGGCGTTCTCCCACCAGCCTTCCTCTCGAGCGTAGGCGGGAAACACCAACCCCCATTCCCGCTGGTACCAGTCGGCGCAGGTCTGCCAGCAGTCCCAAGCGCCGTGCACGAACGGCCGCCCAAGCAACGGCGTGCTGCCGGTTGGCGTGATCGTGCGCAGGTCACCCTCCGGCCAAGACAAGATGTACCAAGGCAGGCTCGTGGCCTCGCACATGGCCAAGTCCCGCGGAGACGGCCTGCTGGTGGCGTCGGGATGCGAGTGAACGATTGCAATCACCTCGCCCAAGTCTTCGGCCTCGGCGTACTGCTCAGGTGCAATTCGGAATTCCTCAGTCGGGTCGTTAGACGCGTTGGTGCATGGGTGATAGACCTGCCTGCCGCCAACCTGCAGCAGCAGCCCGCAACACTCGCGCGGGTGTTCAGCCGCTGCGTGCGCTTGCACGGCGGCGAGGATGTGTTTGCGCATGGTCAGCTCCGGGCGATCAGCGAGACGGCAGGGAAGCCGCCGAAGGGAAGTTCGTTGCCCTGGCCATGCCGGACGGTACACCCGATGTCCAGACAGCCGTTGCACTGGTCCTGGGCTGGGTCCGAGGTCGGATTGCCATCCATGTCGTAATAGGGGCCGGTGTAGCCGCAGTTAGGCCCCCGGTACCCGGCCGTCATCGCCCAATGACATAGCTGTGTCATCTGACGCCCAATCGTTTCGCCTCCCACGTCGCCTGGGCTTGCAAGCTCCCAGGCTACAGTCGTTCCGTTCTCTGAGACTTTCTGGTCGATATACCAGACTTCGATCGCCTCCTCTGCCGAATCAGCGGAGGGGTTGCCGCCAGGAAAATTCGCAGCGTCCAAGTACTCAGCAAAGGTGTGCCGCATGGTCAGCTTGAATTCGAGCACGTTGTCGAAGGCCAAGCACAGCGCGGTGATCCGGCCATTGACGTTACCCGCACTGAACGTGGGACGCACTGCGGTGCCGTCGGAGTTCGCCTCGATGCCTTCAATCTGCACTGGCCAGGCGCTGTACTCGTTTCCCTGCCACCAGATGGACTTACCCGGCAACTGGTCAGCATTGGCACCGGCTGCTCGCAACTCTTCGGGCGTGTGGGGTATGGCGTGCCCATGGAATCGCAGCACGTCAGCCCCGAAGTCTGTACCGTCGAGCTCGAATAGCAGGATCTCCGCTCCCGGCTCAAGCTTCTGTAGCTGGGTGATCAGGCTCATGGATGAAATGCTCTTTCGAAGGTGGCAGTGAGTACGGTGATGCCGCCGGGCTTACGCACCTGCCGAAACTTCTCGCAGCGGTACAAGCCCAGCACTTCTTCCGGATTGGTCCACAAAAATGACTTGGCGCCCCGGTGGCGGCGGATGAACGCAAGGATCGGAGCAATCTCCGAGACAAACCCGCCGAATGTCAGATCCCAGCTGTCCGTTTCGCCGTTGAGCCCATCGCTTGTTACCTGGGCGTAGTTGTCGCCGAACTGGGACTTCCTGGTCCGAAGCTCGCTATCACCGCTTGCCTCGTCATCGGGCACCCATGTGAACGTCTCGATAGCCATCAGCGCCTCCCGGTCGTGTTTCGGTGGCTGACGCCGCCAGGGCGCCAGGATGAGGCGATAGCTCGTTCGGCTACACCCTGCATCTGCCGCTCCATGCTTTGCTGGAATGCTGAAGGGTCCAGTTCCATGCCCTCAGAGCTTCGGTCTTCCAGGGAAACCGCCACCGGAACGCTGACCTGCACGATTGTCGAGCCACTACCCCCGCCCATCATCTGCACGCCCAGCGACCCGTCAGCGCCACGAGCTAGCGGCATGATGGCTTCGGGACCGGCCTCCCCAGCGACACCCAAGCCACCACCTGCCATGGCAAAGCCAGTCGGCCTGGTCAACACACTATTGGTAGCGAAGGCCCCGCCCTTGGCAAACATCTGCACGCCACCATCCCAGGCGCCGCCCTGACCCTGGAAATAAGCGCTCGAGTAACCGGCCTGAGAAGCGCCAAGGTTGGATGAAACCGCCCCGGCAGAGCCTGGCGTCATGCCGTTGCCGCCTCCACCGCCGAAGTAGTTTGTCGCAGCCGTTACGCCCCAGTTCACTACAGTGCTGAGCAGTGAGCTCGCGGCTTGCTGGCTGGCAATTCTAGCCATGTCAGCTATCACGCTGGTGGCAAAGTCCTTGAAGTTGGCCTTGCCCGTAACGGCGAAGTCGGCCAAGGCGTCCCTGGCCGTATTGAAGCCAGTGGTCAACATTTCATCGGTCGCGCCGGCTACGTTCGCAGCATCAGCCCGGATGTTGGCCCAGGCCCGCTTAGCTCCGTTTCGATAATCTTGCTGGGCCACCAGCCTGGCGTCGTAGCCATCAACTTCCATCTGCATCTCGCGGGCCTGGAAGTCCTCCAGATCCGCCAGGCGCTGCTGATACGCGTCCTGGCTCAACCGCCGAGAAACATCTTCCTGCTGCTCCTCCAGCTGCCGGCGGGCCTCGGCGTACTTCTGCCTAACGCTATTGAGGCGCTCAGCCTGGTCGCGCTCGTCATCGCCCATTCCGATACCGGACACATCAGCATTGATAGCGTCCTGACGCGTCTGTAGGACTACCTCCATGGCCTTTCGGTAGGCTTCGGCGCTGTTTCGCCGCGCCTCCGCCAACTTCCTTTCCTCCTCGGCACGCTTTTGGATGGCCGGGGCGGCATAGGCCGCGTTCAGGTTTTTGATTCCCAGCTCCATCTCGGCCGCTGTGATCTTTCCGCCTGCCTGTGCCTTGCGCAGCCCGTCAATGCCTTCCTTGAGGTCTTCCAGACGCTTGCGCTCAGGCAGAGCACGGTCAATGATCGCATCGAGGGCCTTGATTTCGTCCTTCAGGGACTTGGTTCGGTCCTTGCTCCCTTGAGTCGCGTCTTTGTTTTTCTTCTTCAGCGACTCAATCGCGCTCGCGGCGGACAGAATCGCCTGGCGGTCTGTTTCAGTGAGGTCGGCATTCTCGGCAATGTGCCGGTTGGCTATCTTGATTGCGTCGCCGCTGTCCTGGAGGCCTGCGAGCTGCTTTTGCAGCGTCTCAAGGTATGTCTGCCCGGCGGTGCTCATACCCGCCTTGGCGGCGTTGTTTTCGTGGGTTGAAGCGGTGTTCTGGTCGGTTACGCCGGTGAGTACTCGCAGCGTCTCGGCAATCATTCCGGAGCGCTGATCAGCATCACTAACTGCGCCGGCCTGAGTGATCCATTGCTGGATGGTTCCCGCTGGCAGCTGCAAGCGATTGCCGACTTCTTGAAGGATGGGCGACAGACCCTCTCCGCTGGCGCGCGCCTCATTCAATCGGTCGATAATCGTCTGATAATCAGCCAACTGCTTGTTGTACTGTCCGCCTGAATCCCGCACAGGTGCGGTAACGGTGGCAGACCGGATCGACTGTGCCAGATCGCCGTAGGCGTCCTTTACCTTGTCAGCGGAGGTGATCTGCTCCTGCTGCCACCTCACCAACGATGCTTCACGCTGGTCCTTGTTGAGCTTGGCGAATTCCTCGCGCAGCTGCGATACAGGCTTGTGCAAGTCCTCCAGGCTTACACCTGCCTGATCGGCGTTGTCACGCAACAACAGGAAGCTTGCAGCTGCCGTGCCGGCCATCAAGGCGAGGCCCATTGGGCCACCCAGGATACTCAGCAGACCGGCGCTGACGGTCCGAAGCCCGGCCTGAGCTGTTGCAACTGCGGCAGTGGCCGCCGCTTCACCCTGCCTTGCCTGAGCCAGCTGGATAGACATTTGTGTCTGTACCGCTGTTCCCCTCGCCGCTGCGGCCTCGCGAGCCGCCAGGATCGTGACGGTTTCGGCCTTGCGCTGGTCAGCGATGGCCGCCTGCAAGACAGCCTCGGCCTGAGCGATTCGTGTTGATCGATCAGCCAACGCTGCCTTTACAGCCAGCCCAGACTTCGCGATGTAGTTGGTCAGGGCGGCGACGCCCACGCCGGCCATCACCACGGCCACCGTTTCGACGTTATCGGCCAGGGCAATCAGGATGCTCGACAAGCCCGCAACAGCGCCGGTCTGCTCCTCCATACCGCCCAAAAAGTTCTGGATGGCGTTGCCAATGTTCACCATCGCATCCTGCACGCTGGTGGACATGTCGGCGGCAGCCTGGCGGTTGACCTCGACAGTCTTCAGCAGGCCGGTGTTGATATCGTCGAGCGACAGCTTGCCCTGGACGCCCAGCTTGCGAATCTCTTCGGCGCTCTTCCCGGTGGCAGTGGCGATCGCCGTGACGATGGTAGGCATGGCGTCCTGAATGGACACCCAGCCATCCGCCTCGACCTTACCGGTCTGTAGTGCTTTGGAGTAGGCATCCAAAGCAGATCCGGCCTTGTCGGCAGCAGCGGCGTTGGTCACCAGTAGGAAGCTGAAGCTGTCTGTGATATCGAGCGTCTGCTGAGTGTTGAAGCCCAGGCTGCGCATCACGTCCGCCGTGCGGATGTACAGCTCCTGCGCTTCTGCCAGTGGGCGGTACGTCTCCTGCGCAGTGCGCAGCAGGTGATCCTGCACCACCTGATATTCTGCGGCACTGCTAGCGGCGGCCTTCATCCGGTCGGACATCTGCCCGTAAGCGTCGACCTGCTTGATGATCCCGCCGATCAGCCCCGCGCCTGCCACGGCTGCGAAGGCACCGCGCATCAATACACCCGCTGACTGCGCTGCCGCTCCCGCCCTATCGAACGCGGAATCGACGGTGTCCAGATTACGGTCGATCGCTTGCGTGCTGCGTGCCACCAATTGATCAGCGTTTGCCAGTTCGCGGCGCAGCTGGGCCGTGGTGGCCTCGATCTGGACCAGCATGCCCTGGACTTGTTGATCGGCCATGCATTTCTCCAAGCACAAAAACCGCCCGGAGGCGGTGACTTATTCCGGCTGCCGACCTCGGAAGAAGGCCTTCAGCTTGTCAGCGACGCTGCCAGGCTTGCGCGCTACGGTCGCTTGACCAGATGCATTGCCTTGGGCCTGGCCGCGGCCGGTCCATTCGATCCGTGCATCCAGCGCCAACATCAGCTGCGGTATAGGGGTATGCCAAGCCGTGTCAGGCGGCCAGCCAAGCCAGCCGGTGGCCACGCCGAACAGATAATCGACGTAGCTACCGTCCTTCACGGCGCTGTGCTGTCCGCCTCGTCCTTTCCCCGGGCGACCACGCTCGGCGGTACCGGGTTAAGCAGCACGGTGATGAAGTCGATCAGCTGGGTAGAGACCTTGGCGACACCGGTCTGGAAGACCTCAGTGGCCACCTGGGCGTGCTTGTCTGCGCCCAGGCCTGCGCCAGCGACGATGATGTCGGCGCTGGACGAAATGCTCATCAGCCGCATCGACTCAAGCGCGCCGCGCAGGCCACCAAATCGCGCCTCAATCAGCAGTGCCGCTTCAAGCGTTGGCCGCAGGGTGTAAGTCCGCGCACCGACCACCAGCGTGATAGTGCCGTACAGAGCTTCGCTCATGAATTTTCCTCACGAATTGACGGGGCCGCAGCCCCATCGATTAGGCGGTAGCTGGACCGGCCGCGATTTCGAGGATGTCGGTGTTGATGCCCAGCGTGACGTTACGCCGTACGACGTTGTCAGCGGAACCGGCCGCCACCTTGTTGTTCATCACCCGCGCCCCGAAGTAGAACGTGGTCGGCAAGATGGGAGGGGTTGCTCCTGGATCGCCATCGTTGAGGGTGACCTTGATGTTGTAGTTACCTTTGGCGCGGTCCTTGTGAGCTACGGCCACGGCTTTCTGGCCCACATCGCCGTTATCCAGGCCGACAACCATCGTCATGTCGCCGGCATCGGCTGTGCCCTTGTATTTGCGCACCCGGCCGTTGTCCAGGGAGGTGAAGTTGACTGGGCTGAAAGTGTCGCCGAACTCACCGAGGTCTTCGATCTCACCCACCCGGACGTAGGTGTCAGCTTTGTACTTGGTTTCAGTGTCGGCGCCGGTCTTGCCGCCAATGTAAAGGCGGCAGCCGGCGGCTGTATTCAGGTTGTCTTCGGCCATGGGGATTCCTCCAAAGGCACATTGGATAAAGCCGCGGTGCGGCCGGTAGGTGGATCAGTGGGTGGTAATGACGCGGACTGTGATCGATCCTTGGTAGGTAACGCCGTCGGCGTCACGCTGGGCGTCCGACTGGATAACGCGCACAGAGACTGCCCTGCCGACGCTCAGCGGCAGCGGGCGATCGTCTAGGGCGGCAATGACCTCCCCGTTGATGCGCTTCACTTCCGCCTGGCCAACCGTATCTGACCAGACCGACAGGTACAGCAGGCGCTGCTCGCGTTTACGACCCGATATCGGGCTGACGTTGAGTGATACCTCGCGGTCGATCGACACGTAGGGCATGTCCGCGTCCATCGGCGCGCCGTCATAGACCGGGCAGCTCACCTCCGCCTGGAGCCTGGCAAAAATGGCCTCTTGCAGCGATACCGAGGGGTCAGCCATCGCCCACCCCCTGGCTCGCTTTGCGCAGGGTACGGCGCACTGCCGTCTTGATGTCAGCCATAACGTACTCGCGGTTCACATCGATGGAGGGACGAAGCCACGGGTGCGCAGGCCTGGCCGGAATGTCCGGGTACTTGCCGAAGAAATGCGTGCCGTCGCTCTTGTTGGTCGCGCGCCGGTTGCGGTTCCCGGCTCGCTTGCCGCCGATGTAGCCCTTGGTACCGTACTCAATGAAGCGCAGGTAGAAGAACTTGCGGTTGTCGCGCTTGCCCCTGATCCCGATCTGCGCATCAAGGCCGCTGGGCGCCACGTAGATCTTCAGGGCGGCAGCGGCTGCTCCCGTATCCTTGGGCATCAGCTGTTGCTGGGTCGCCAGCACCCGCTCGGCAGCATGGCGCATGGCCGGGGCCAGTTCGTTGTCCATGGTCTTGTGGATGTTGCGCAGCGTTCGCCGTAGGCGGATATCGCCGCGCATCTTCGAGCGACGCGCCATGGCCTACTCCTTGGCCTGGGCCTTGGCTGTTTTTTCCTGGGCTGCCTCTTCCTTGACTTCAATCGCGTAGCCGCGCGCGATCAGGCCTTCGCCATATTCCTTCTTCACTTCGAAGATATCGCCCTTTTCGCGCTCGCCGGATGCACCTGTCAGCGGGCCCAATGCTTGAATTTTCATGGTTCACCTCATGGGTTTGGTACCGACGAGCAAAGAAGTCTCATCAGCGTGTTTTCGTTGTCTGGCAATACAGCCTCGACCTGATACGTGACGCCGCGGCGGGTGAGCCTTGCGCCTGCCACCATGTCAGCTCGAGGCCGACTGATGATCTCGGCTGTAACTATCGCTTTGAGCTTTTCAGCTACAGCGATGATCCGGCCAGAGGGTGTACGCACTTCACCCCACATCTTTGGACGAGCTGCAGGAAGCCAGGTGACGACAGCCCCACCGGACTTGGTACGCTCCTCGTGACGGAAAGTGACTTCGAATAAATGGCGAAGCGGCCCGGCCCTCATATGCCCCACCCCACCCGGTACGGGGTCAGCAAAGCCTGCGAGCCTCGAGGCAGCTCAGTGGCAATTGTCCCTGTCACTACGTCTTCCCGGTTAGCGTAAAGGTGCCCCAGGATCAGAAGACACGCCGACTTGAACGATGCGTTGCTGAGCATAGGCTTTTCCCCAGCCGAGCCTGCCAGTACTGCCTCTGACATCGACCGCGCATCGACGTAGACCTGACGGTTGAGGTAGTTCATTGCCGAGAGCTCGGCCGAGTCGATCAGCAGTTGCAGATAATCGTCGTCATCGTCTGGATCACGAAGGTGGGCCCGGGCCTGCGCCATGCTGATCACTGACATGGTTCACTCCTCCAGCGGAGTGCGCGATACCAGATTCCGCCGCTCGAGGTCCTCGGCGTGAAGCCTCGGTACCTGATAGCTCGGACCGCCGCGCCGGCGCAGCTCGCCCTCATCCATGAAAGAGCGCAGCGGGTAAACCTCGACCTGAGCCGTGTTCACCTCTGCCGGCGCGCTCGATGTTAGTTCTTCCAGCCCTGCCATGTCGGCGGCAACATGTAGCGCGTCGCCAGCCTGGCCCGATTGGTTCGGCGAAACGCCGGTATCTGCAGCACCCTCGGCCGAAGTGTCCGCCGGCGCCAGCTCTACAGGCTGCTCGGCCTCTGGGCCACCCGCTTCATGCACGGTGTTGGCGACCGGCTCAGCGCCGCTGGAGTCGCTGCCGCCGGGCGGCGAGTTCAATGCCTGGTCACCAGGTGCTGGTACAGCCTGCTCCAGTACCACGCTTGGTTTCTCCTGCTTCTTTGTGCTAGCCATGGATCGCTCCTGTGCGGCGCCATCGCTGGCGCCTGAATTGGAAGGCTTACGAGCCGCTGCCGGTCAGTGGGCCGGTCACGAACGCCTCGCCACGGTAGATGGCGAAGGCCAGGCGCTCCTCGGCGCGGATCGTCGCCATGTTCTTCTCGAAGTCATCGGCGTTCTCGGTCGAGATCAGCACTTCGATTTCCATACGATCGAAGATCTGTGCGCCCAGCTTGAAAGCGCCGACGAGGAAGTCATCCTGCGTCATGGCCTGAGTCGAGACGACCGGGCGATTCCACAGGCGCGGAGTGGTGCCGTCTTGGGGCTCACCGATGATGTAGCGGCCTTCACCATCTTTGGTGAGCTCGATCGCCGCCCAGTCGATGGGATTGAGCACGATGCCATCCGAGGGGAACTCGGCCAGCTCGGCCTGCAGCAGTGCCAGGCGCAGGCGATCGATACGCTGCTCGCCCGTTACAGTCACGCCGGTGGGAGCCGCGTAAAGCTGGGCAACCGTCATGAGGCCTTGCAGGTTGGCACCGGTACCGTTGCCGTACAGCAGTTGGGCCTCCTCGGCCATCAGCAGGCCGTAACGGGCGCGCGCGTCGATGTAGCTCTGCAGCGCCTGGGCATCGTCGAGCATCTGGCGACTGGCCTTGAACAGGTGCGCGATGGTGCGCACGTTGGCCGTGGCCAATTCGAACTTGATGTCCGAATAGGGCTTGGCCAGGGTCTCAGCGACAGGCTTTGCATTGTTCGTGAAGCCGCTTTCACGCACGTACTCGATGGAGTTGGCTTCAGTGGTGCCTGGCGCCACCAGGTCGCGGATGGTGAGACGACGCTGAGGCGGGGCGATGATGCCAGGCTGGCGATCCGCAGCGGTCAGAGCGCCGCCAGTGGCTGTAGTGATGGCGGCACGCGGTACCGACACACGACGAGAACCACGGAAGGACGAGCTCAGACCCTTCATTTCTTCGCTGCCTACGACCAGAGCGCCAACCGAGAGCTGCTGCTCCTGGCGGTCTGCGGGCGCGCGGCTGGCGTTGACCAGCTTCTGCTCGGCTTCCTGCAAGCGTGCCGACACTTCGCCTTGCTTGGTCAGCAACTCGTCAACCTTGGTGCGGGTTTCGGCGTTCATTTCGCCGGAGGCCTTGATCTGCTTTTCGGTGGCTTCGGCCTGGGCCTTGATCTGATCGCCAATGCCCTTGAGGGTGGCATTGAATTCCTTGACTTGGGCTTCGTAGTCCATGGTCACTTTCCTTTCAGAGAATTGAGAAGATTGGTTGCCGCGCTCAGTGAGGCGGAGAGGTCTGGCGCGGCAGCGCTTGGCGTGCCGGTCGGAACAGCGCGCGGCGTGTTCCCGCTGGCAGCGCGTGGCATGCCAGACTTGAAAGTGGCGAAGAGGTCGCGGCGCTCGGAGCGCGGCATGCCGGCCTTAGCGAGGGCGGCGTCCATGGCCTTCAGAGCATTGGCCTGGCCAGTTTCCTCAGTCTCGCGCTCGGTGACTTCGGTCGCTGCCAGCAGGCCAGTGGCCAGACCCAGCTCCACCGCTCGCTTGCCCCGGATGAACGTCTCGTCATCCATCAGCTCGGCCATATCCTCGACGGGCTGGCCGCTGGTCTCGGCGTAGAGGTCGGCCATGGCGGCATCGAACTCCTCCATGTCGTCCGATACGTCTCGCAGGTAGTGGCGGTTGCCGGAGAGGAAAGTCCAGCAGTTGTGGATCATCAGGAAAGCGCTGCTGGCCACCTGGCGCTCGGAGCCGGCCAAGTAGATGATGGACGCTGCGCTGGCAGCCATGCCAAGCACCTTGGTGGTGACCTTCTGCTTGTGCTCGCGCAGGCGGTTGTAAATAGCGATGCCTTCGAACATGTCGCCACCTGGTGAGTTGATATACACCGTCACCTCACGGTCGCCGATGGCACGCAGCGCTGCATCGATGCGCTTGACGGTCACGCCCTCCCCGTACCAGTCCTCACCGATCACGCCGTAGATGGTGATGGTTTCCGAGGTGTTTTCCACGGCCGCCTGGATGGCAGGGTTCCATTTATCGAGCGCACGCGGGCTCATCTCGCTGCGCAGGCCGCGAGACTGGATCTTGTGTTTCATGGATTACTCCCCGGAGTTGCTTTGGAGCCAGTTCATCAGCGCCGCGCGCGCGGCTTGGCTGTCGTTTTGTTTGCCCAGCTGGTCAAGCGGCACCAGGTTCGATTGCACGGTGAGGATGTCGCCGCCGGGCATGCTGGGCAGGTTCTCTTTGTGCCGACCTTCGTTTCGGGTCATGTAGCCGTTTTGGCCCATGGTGCTGAGGTAGGCAGCCCGGCCGGCACTGTCAGCGCGCAGGAAGGCCTCTAGCGAAAACTCCGCGTAGTGCTTTATCCGTTCCACCGCTGTCAGGCATCGCTTGTTGACGCACTGCTCGATCGGTGCCGTATACGTCATGATGCAGTAGGTCAGAAACGCGATCTGCTGTTGCTCAAGGCCTGTGCCCCAGTTGCTGCCCTTGTCGGTCTTCATCACCATCCAGGGCGGGACGCCGAACCAACGGCAGATCTCCTCAATGCTGTGCCCACGTGATTCGAGCAGTTGGGCGTCAGCCGGGTTGATCCCGATCATCTCGGGCTTCACGCCCTGCTCAAGCACCGGGCTCTTACCCGCATTGAGCGCGCCAGAGATCGTCTTGACGTAGTCTCGAAACTCGGCACGCTGCGTAGGGTTGAGCGTCTTATCCACCGAGAAGGCTACGGTGGGCATCATCCCGTTCTTGAAGGTGGTATTGGCGGCATCGTCGGCCGACATGGCCGAGCCGAATACATCGGCGCCGTAACGAATCGCCGACAGACCCATCCTGCCATCCAGGGTGAAGGCCGGAATGTGGAGCATGTCTTCCCGGGCGATCTCCCGGCGCGCGCCCTTGCGCGGCTGAAAAAAATAGCGCAGCCGACCATCGTCATCCGGCTCCGGGGTGACCCGTGACGGCATCAGGAAGTCCAGTGCGATGACCCGCCCGGCGGCCCGGTGAATCTCGCAGTAGGCATTGCCCCACAGCAGCATCGAAGCGACGACCGACTGCCAGAAATGGAACGCGGCCATGTCCTCGTTCGGGCTGTTGTGCACGACGTCGTACAGCGGGAAGTCCCGCGCCGTCTCGCGTCCACCGTCCGGCAGACGCCGGTAGATACTGAGCGGCAGGCCGGCCACCGAAGTGGAGATGATGCGCACGCAGGCCCAGACCGCCGACAGCCGCATGGCCTTGTCGACCGTGACCGACTTGCCGCTGCTGGACTGGGCGCCGGAAAAGGCGCTCCAGAACCCGCCGTCCGACAACCGGATGCTCTTGCCCAGCCAGCCGCTCATGCTTGCCGAGGGCTTAGCCGCAGCGCTACCAAGCGCTTGAGAAAGGGTTTTAATCACTGCTCAGCCCTCGGCGGATGAAGGCTGCGATGCAGAAGAGGCTGCCGGAGCCGGCGAGCATCGCCCAGCCGGTGCCTGCCAGCATCCAGACACCCGCGCAGGCCAGGCCGAACCCGCACACGGCGCAGATGATGAAATAGTGAAATGCGTTCATGCGATCAGTGGATCCCGAATGCCGGCCATGAAGTTTTCCATGCCGCCCTGCCCCTCTGGATTGAGGGCCATCAGCGTCACGGCGTTGAACAGCGCCATCAGCGGGTCAATCTTGGCCGAGCCGCTGGCTTGCTTGGTGATAAGGATCGAGTTGCCGCGCGGCTCGACCTTGGCGTTACCGCAGCACCAGGCCATCATCGGCTGCCCCCCGTGCAGCAGCGTGCCCTCGGCCAGCTTGCGCTCGGCAGTCTTGATGGCTCCGCCCAGGCGCCAGCCTTGGGAAATGCCATCAATCTTTTCGCGCGGGATTCCAACAGCCTCCAGCGCATCGAGGATCGCGCCGACGCCGGCCGGGTCCAGCCCGACCTTATCTAGCAGGCCGGCCTGCTCGACCTGCGCCACCAGTTGTGCCACCGCCTCAATGTCGTCGCCGATGCGTTCAACCAAGGTCAGGTGTCTATCCTCAGCGAAGTCGCGGATGCGCGGCGCTTCGGCTTTACGCCGCTCCAGTACTGATGGATGGGCCCAGGCATGAGTCCAGGTCAGCCAGCGCCGTGTTCCCTGCTCTCGGCCGAGTGCTGCAAAGCCAAGCAGGTCATCCAGCCCCCCGCCATCGACACCGATGTCGATCACTTCGCAGCGGTCGATCAGGTCTTCCAGCGTGCGGCATAGCTCGGAGGTCTGTGTCTCCCAAAAATCAGCACCCGCCCAGCGATCCGAAAGCAGCGCCAAGCCGATCTCGACGTTTAGGTGCTTGGCAAGGAAGCCGCGAAACGACTCCTCGCCGTCCAGCTGGGCCTGTGCGTAACCACGCTCGATGAAAGGTTCGTCGACCGACAGCCCGAGATTTGGGTTGGTGATGTAGGCGTTCGAGGCGTCCCGGTGTGCACCGGCGTCGAGCATCGCCTTGGGAAACTCATACAGCACCGGCAGGAACGACTTGTCGACGATCTCGCCGTCGCGCACCTTGCGGGCATACAACAGCTTCTGCCGGAAGACGCCGGCCGGCGGTGCATCGGACTGGGTGGTGGCCCAGATGATGAATCCCTCAGGCCGAGAGGCCAGGCCACCAGTGGCCTCGCGCAGCATAGCCTCGGCGTTGGCCCGCTTGCCGAACACCCACAGCTCGTCGACGAACACGCCGATGGCTTTCTTGCCCGACACCGTCTCGCTGTCCGCTGCAACCACCTTGAGGGTGGCGTTAGTCTGACGGTGCGTCACGGTGCGCAGGTGATCCTGCACCTTGAGCAAGGCCTTGAGCTCTTCGTCAGCACCCACCATGTCCCTGATTGGGAGGTAGGAGTTGTCCGCGATTTCCTTGGTCGGTGCGAGAATGATGAACTCACCCGACGCTCGCCAGTTAAGGATCAGTGCGGTAAGCATGATGCCGGCGGCGATGGTCGACTTGCCGTTCTTTTTGCTGATGAGCAGCATGAACTCGCTGACCAGGCGCCGGCCTGAATCTGGGTCGTAGGCCCCGAAGATCGCGGCCACGAACTGATTGACCCAATCACGCACGGTCTCGCACATCAACGGACTGCCAGTGGCGTCCACCATGCGCAACGCCCCGAACACATCCAAGGCTTCCTCAGCCTCAGTCGGGAACAGCGGCTCAAACGGAATCAGGCTCTGGCGGGCAACGATGCGCTGTTCCCAATCATGGCAGGCGGTTGACCATTCCATCATTTCACCGACTGCAGCGGGCCGCGGCGGGTGCCGAACTTGCCGGAAGCTGCCTTATCGGCGTTGGCTTGGGCCTGGTCCTTCTTGCCGCTCTCGCCTTTGCGCGGGTGAACGAATGGCATCAGGGCCTTGGCGGCGTCTACGCGAAGCTTCGCTTCCGTGCCCATGTCGTTCATCACAGAGAGGAGGAAATCCTTCGGATCACGGTGGAGCAGCGCCTGGGCAAGGTCGAAGCCGGCAGGTTCCGGCTCTGCTTGCTCCTCGGATTCCGGTGCCCCTTCCGGGCCCGGCTCAGCCTCTTTGGCAGCCATGGCGGCGGGCCTGGCTTTAACATCCGCTTTAACATCGCCTTTAACATCTGGAGGCATCAGCCCCAGGGCACGCAGCTTCATCAGTTCGGCCGCCACGTCCTTGTCCTTGACCAGCCGAGAGCCCGCCGCAGACGCTGTGCGCTCGGAGTAGCCAGCGGCCACGGCAGCGTCCCGATTGGACGCACCTTCCCTCAGCGCGGCGATGAAAGCGCGCTTGCGGGATGTTAAAGCCATTTAACAAAAATCCTGTGAGGGAAAAAAATCTGTACGTGGGGTCGGGAGCGGTCTAGCTAGATGAGAATCCCTAGCTTTTGACCCCCCTACCCCTTTTAGAGGCACGGCAGTGACGTGCCTCTAGGCGCCCTGCACCGTTTTGGCGCGCCTCGCGGTCACCTCACTACGCCTGCGGCCTCTTCGGCCTGCTTGACCGTGTCGTGGCAGGTCTTGCAGAGCGGTTGCCAGTTGTCCCGGTTCCAGAACAGATCGCGGTCACCGCGGTGCGGTACAACATGGTCAACAACGCTGGCGGCCGTCGTTCGCCCGGTCTTCGCGCAGTAGGCGCAGAGCGGGTTTTCTTCGAGGTATCGCTCTCTCGCCTTCTGCCACTTGTAGTTGTACCCGCGCTGAGAGCTGGTCATGCCGCTACGCCAGCTTCCAGGCGTCACCATCTTCACCCTGCTATCCGTGCCTTCCTGAATGCGAAAGCCCAGCGTCTTGAGCCTGGCCATCATTCAACTCGCACGATCTTGGCTACGTTCCCTTTGGCCCGGCAGACCAGCATGGCAGCCAGCAGGTAAAACGCAGTGTTGAACCAGGACACGTCGGCGAACTCATCGTGAAGCAGAATGCGACCAATGAGGCTGACGCACTGCATGCCGGTAACCGCGCACGCTGCCCAAGCCATGAGGGAGACGCCCAGTTTGTAGCGGGCATCGGGATACGGCCGGTAGCGCAGGCCAATCATCACGAAGATGACGGCGCACAGCGCGGCCTGGATTACGGCAGCCATTCAACCCTCCTTCCTGGCCCGCAGGCGGAATATCCACTGCAGCCAGGTTGGCATGCGTCCGGTCTGCATCCACTCCAACAAACCGGAGAACGTGACCACGCAAAGAACACCGCAGACAAAAGCACTGAAGCCGGCAGTCTGGGTCCAGGCACGACCCATTACCTCTGCGGCACCGAAGTAACCGCCTATCCAACCAGTCAGCAGGTAGCCGATCCGGCGCCAAGTGCTCATGTCCCTGGCGAATACAACGTAGAAGAAAGACCCACCGAAGGATCCGACCAACGTGGCCAGGTCCAGCTCCGGGAAGGCAGCGCCCAGGCCGACGCTAGCAAGTACGCCGGTCACTGCAAGGGCGCCGGTACTTGGCTCGGCCATAGGTGGTGCTCCAGAAACGACAAAGCCCCGGCATATGCCGAGGCTTCAAGGTGGCTGCTGCTGATGGCGAGTTTGCTCTCGCGCACCTACCGCAAAGTAACACGAAATATAGGGATGAGGACCGGGGATGTCAAGCGGCTTCACGACGAACATCAAGCGCACCGTCAACCCAAGCAACACCGGCCTTCCAGAGCTGCCTTGTTTTCTCCTCTCCGAATTTCAGCTTCTTGCCCACTTCACGCAGCGAGGTGTCCCGTGACGTGTAGTACTTCATGATCACCGTCCCGCACTCTGCATAGCGCTGCAACAGACGGCCGACCAGGCGATCTATGAACAGGGCCTCGTCGTCGGTGATGACCGGGTCGAGGATGGTGTTCTCACGCGACGCGTAGCAGGACACGCCGGAGCCCAGCACAACCCAGCGACCCCAATGCTCGAGCAATTCTTCTGCACTTCTCTCCAAGTGGCTCATATCTTCCCCTCAATCCCCGGTAAAGTTGGTGCCGCCGGCGCCGCGGCGGTTGTTCGTTTCGTACTGCGCAGATGGACCTTCAGTGCGTGGTGGCCGCTGGCGATCAACCTGCTGCTCCAGCTCATGCACACGCAGGCCCAGCTGCGTGACAAGCTCCTCCAGCGGCAACGGCTCGCCAGTGACGGCCGACAGCCAGCCCGATGCATTGCAGCGGCCACATGGCAACTCATAGAAGACACCCTTCATTACTGCCCTTCCGTTGCAGTCTGGGCACCGGGCCAGGATGACCCGCTCCTTTCGCAGCGCTGGGCCGTGATTCTTCATCAACCGACCACCTTCAGCCCTTGAGCGCGCAGCGACTTCTCAGCAACCTCCCGGGCCCAATCAGCATCGGGATCACCCATCTGGGCGGGAAATGGGTTCGTGATCTCCATGATGTCTCGGGAAGCAACCCAGACGAGCCACCACCATTCGCGCTGGCTCTCGGCGAATCGGGCCTGATCGACTTTCCCACAGCGCACCAGCTGCGCATTCAGTTCAGTCATGAATGCTTCAAACTGCTGCAGCCTCTGATCGACTTTCGTCATTTCGAATCCTCGCTAGTAACAAATTCGGGATGGCGGCTACAGGCCTTGCCCGCCGCCGCCTGCGCCTGGATCTGTGGGATTTCGGATAAGGCCTCTGTAAGGCCGTGAATGCACCCAAAGCCAATCCCGTCTAACCAGGCGTGCCACTTCTCAAGGGCTGCCCTGCGTTGCGCCATGGCTTGGGTGTGGATGTAGGTGCTGGCGATCTTGCCCAGTGAATGGTTGAGCAGCATCTCGCCGATGTGTCCATCAATGCCGAGGTCAGTCCAGGTGCTGCGCGATACCTTGCGCAAGTCGTGGCTGGTCCACTCGCCCCGGCCAAGCTCGGTGAACACCGCACTGGCCTGGCCTTCGCTCAAGCACACCCCGCGCCGGTTCGGGAACAGGTAAACGCCTTCGTACCCATTGGCCTGCTGGATATCCCGGTAGCGCGTTAGCAGAGCGCATAGCTGGGCGGTCAGCGGGAGACGGTGTTCGGTCCGGGTCTTGGCGTTCGCCGCAGGGATGAACCATTCACCGGCCGTTACCGAAACCTCGCTCCACCGTGCCATACGGGTCTCGCCGATCCGGGTGCCATGCGCCAGCATCATCAGGGCCAGCATCACTTTCTCGGGCGCGTCATCAAAGGCATGTAACAGCTGCTGCATGACCTCAGGCAACTGCACGGCTCGCAGTCGGGAGGCCTTAGGCATGATCTTGGCCTTGGTGAAGTCGCTGAAGCGCATGCCGGCCATGGGATCGGCCACGACCAGCCCCAGGCGCTTTGCCTGCTTGAAGGCGGTCAGCAGCAACGCGAACATCTGGCGCAGGTACGATAGCGACACCTCGGCCTGAGACGGCCACATCAGCTGCTTGTCCAGGCTGTCGGCGGTCACATCAGCTATGGACAAGTCGTCCAAGCGCGGCTTCAGGTGCTGCGCAATCGCCGATCGTGCACCCGCCTTGCGCTTAGCAGACAGCGCCCGGTCTCGGCCCATGCGGTCACCATACCAGTCGAGCAGCTGCCCCACTGTAGCCATGCCCGACGCGACTGGTGCGGTGGCAGGGTCGCGAAGCAGCCGCTGGCGCAGTGCGGGCAGCTCGGCGATTACGGCCGCAGCGCCCAGATCAGGCCAGCGTGCTACCGGCACCCACTGCTTGCCGCGGACCAGGTGCCAGGTGCCCCTAGATCGATCCGACCAGAAGCGCAGGTACAGGCCCGGGTAACGCGGATCGCGCAGGTCGCGCACGGCCAGGTCGGCGGCCTGTCGGCGCACCTCAGTTTCCGTGAATTTGATGGACCGCGTTGCGCTCATGCTGCCACCGTCGCAGGCTGCAGAAGGTAGGCACGTATCGCTTCTACGGCATCAATGCGGCCCCGGCACACAATCGCCAAGTAGCCCTGCTGGGTCAGAGCCTCGATATAAGCGTGCTGACTGGCTGAGATGTCAGCATCGAACGGTGGCAAAGCTTTGAATTCGATGTACAGGCCGAACCAGCCACCGCGGGCCATCGGAAGGACAAGGTCAGGCACTCCCGCTTTGACTCCCTGGGCCTTGAGCTTGCCGGCCACCGCCTTCACTCGGTGCCCCCCGTTCGGAACGTGATAGATCAGTTTGAACACCTGCGGGTAACGCAGCTTCAGCTCCTGCATCAGCGCTGCCTGCTCCTGCCCTTCCCTGTCGACAGGCTTGGCGCGTGGCTTGCGCGGCTTGAACGTGCGCATGGCCAATGCAGTCATGCGACCAATACCCCCTCGCTGATGAGCTGCGCCTGGGTTCGCATCACGCCCTCGGCGTGGTATTGGCGAGCGGTTATACGGTCAATCACGTGGCTTCGGCCGTCGCATGCGTCATGGCAAGCGCTGCAGCACCATGCGCCCTGCATGTCGTGCGGCTTTTTACCGACGCCACAGGTACCCGCCAGGCGGTAGTGCGCCAAGACAGTAGTCTCGGGGTTACCGTTGCACACGCCTGGGATGCGCACTTGGCACTCGCGGCCACGCGCGGCCTTGGTCAGCTTGGTCTGCCTCATCATTCAACCTCGCAATGCAGCCATATCAGTCTTGCCTGGCGAAGCGCGCCGGGCTGGTCTAAGGGACCGTCCATCAGCACCATGGAAAACGGCCGATAGCCTGGTACGTGCACGGTCCAGATTCGTTTCACTGCTGCACGCCCAACCCAGCCAACGCGGCGCGAGCCTGGCGCTTGCGGAGGTAGGTGCTTACACGGCGCCGCTGCGCCTCTTTCGCACGGGCGCTATCTTTCTTTGCCTTGGAAGCCGTCAATATCGAGCGGACTTCTGCAAGCTTCTCCCGCATCGCGGCGCTGGGCTGAGTGCGCACCGCCCCTGTAAGCAGGCCTGCGATGGCCTGGCCGTCAGCAGTCACCGGAGCTATGCGAAGGTCGGCGAGGTACTTGTCCCCCGTGTCACGGCTGATCAATTGAGTCCGCACAGCGGTTTCAACGGCCGTCACGCGCCGCCCGGAATCGAAGCCCAGAGAAACCTCCCAGGTGACAGGCTTGTCTTCAGCGCGAGCGAAGCTGACCAAGCGCTCATAAGCGCTCATGAAAGCCATTCGGGCGCCAATCTTGTCGCCTGCTTCGAGAATCGGCTGGGACGCCACCATCGCCTGACGAACCTCGTGGGTGAGCACTACCGTTTCGTATTCGTCATTGGCCGCCAGGGCGATGGACCATGCTTCATCCTTACCGGGCCGGCCATCGGCAGCGTGGATGTGTTTCAGGACCATACCCAGCGACAGGCGCCCGGCAGGTTCACGACGGCAAGCGCGCAGAGCGGCAACGATCACCTCAGGTTCGTGCGCTGACAGGTCTTCAGCGATCAGCTTGGCCCCTGCCGCACTGATGGTCTGGCCCATGGCCTCAGCCGTTGCGCAAATAGCCATGGCCAGCTCGGCGATATCGTCACAGGAAAGCATTGCGTTTGCTCCCTTGGCTGTTCCGGATGGCATCGGCGGCGTCGTGGGCGGCGTTGATGTTTGCTTGGGTCTGCTCCTGCTGGCGCGCCGTGGTGGCGTTCATCTGACGGTTGGTGACCCACTGGGTGTGATAGGCCTCGCACTTGGTGAGCAGGTCACCGAGGTTGTGGCAGCCGTTGATGAGCCTCGAGTCGTTGATCGATACGAAGTACGCGGCGACATGGTGAGCGACGTCGATGCCCAGGCGGTCGATCAGCTGGCCCAGCTGGCCACCAACCTTGACGTTCCACACTGGCCAGGCGCTGTAGCGCTTGCGGTAGGCCATCGCGTAGTTAGCCCAGGCCTTGAAAGTCTTGCAGGTCTGGTCTTTCGGCCCGGGCATGTCCTCTGGGATTTCACACCGGGGTGCACCAGCCGGAACCAGCGTCAGCCCCGTGGGTTGCGACGGCGCAGCCGGGGCATCCTGCAAACTGTGACTGGTATCCTGATTGGTATCTTGATTACTGGTATCTTGATTTGTCGGAGATTTTTCCGACCCTGGCTCGGATTTATTTCCGACCTTGCTCGGATTTTTTTCCGAGGTAGATCGGATTTTTTTCCGACCCTCTGTACCCGTCTTCAAGGTCGGATATTTTTCCGACCCATCCTCTTTTTTGTTCCACTGCGCCGCCTTATCGGTCAGCCGGAAAAGCGTGACATTCGAAGTGCTCGAAAGCTCGATCAGACCAACGTCCTGCAGTGCCTTCAGCATGCGATATGCCGTATCGGGTTTATCGGTCAGCAGCGGCAGTTCTTCGATGATCTTGGCCTTGCTCAGCACGAAGAAAACGCCCTGCTCCGTGGTCATCGCCTTGGCCCAACTCGGGCAGCCGTAAACGAACGCGAACAGCAACGCCTGCTGGGAGTTCAGCCCCCATTCCAAAGCCTTGACCTGGTTGATGGTTACAGTGAATTGCATGTCAGCTCCGCCCCACGCTTGGGCCAGCCACGGGCACTGCGAGAAGCTCTGCCAGGCGTGCCAACCCCTTTGGCGTTACCAGAACATCGAACGCTGCGCGGTCACTGCCTGTTTCGGGATCAGGCTTGAGGCCGGTCACTTTGTGCTTGAGCAGGCCCGCACTGATCCGGGGCTGATAGGCAATCCATCGCTTGGAGCCGCGGCGACGATAGATCCAACGGTTTTCTTCCAGCCAGCCAAACAGCTTGAATGGCGCCACCTGAAGCTGCTTCGCAGCATCGGTGACGCATATGGCGCCGCCTGCACCCGCCAGACGCACAATCGCTGCTACCTTCGGGGCCTGCCTGGCGAGCGTATCTTGGAGGCGCTGGTTCTCCTCAGCCTTGTCGGCAGCAAGACGCAGCGCCTCTGCGAAGTTTGTCGGGACCTGCAGGTGCGCCAGCATTCGGGTCTCCAGCTCCTGCCAGCGATCAATGATCCTGGCGCGGAGTGACGCGTCGTACCCCGAAACCAGCACCAGGGCATCCCGCTGATCGAGAAGGAACTCAGGGTAAGCCTGGCCGTTTTGAGGATGCACGTAGGGGGTCTCCTCAGATTTGAGGACACCCCTTTTTGCCAGGCCTCGAGCGTCACGCAGTACGTTGTCGTGACTCTTGCCGGTCAACTCAGCTACTTCGCGAGTCGACATCAACCGGCGCAGTTGCTCAGTGCGTGGAAATGCCGTGGGAGCGTGAGTGTTGCTTGCATCGATCGCTCTGTGCATAATCGACCTCGCTGTTTTGTTAAAGAAGCCGGGCTGCCACCCGGTTTTTTTGTGCCTGCGATTCAGGTACTGGATGGATCAGCAGGTGTTTCGGTCATCTACTGGCGAAGCGCCAGATCAGTAATCATTTAAATGTCAGGCGGCTTCTGGGCCGCGAGCCGTTGGCGGAAAGACTCCATCAAGGTTGCAATCGGCGCCGAGACCGTTCAGCGCATCGACTATCTTCCGGGCTGCATCCAAGCCGACACTCCGTCGGCCGGCCTCGTAATTGGCCAGACGCGACTGATTCCAGCTGAGCTCCCGGCAAAGGCGCGCCTGGCTAATCCCCGCCTCTACCCGGATCTTGCGAACGTTGTTCATTCGGGGTTCCTCAATGACTAGCACTCAGGATAAACACGCATCGTGTTAATATCAATCACAATAAGTGAAAGCCGCGTATTTCGTTTCGTGATGAAATCCCGCGCATGAATGAATCACTGAGCCAGCGCATTAAGCGCTTGAGAAAAGCGACGGGAATGTCCCAGGCCCAGCTGGCAGATGCTTGCGGCTGGAAATCGCAGTCACGCGTAGGAAACTATGAAGCCGGTACGCGAGAGCCGACGCTGGCAGATATTGCAGCTATGGCAGCTGCCCTTGGAGTCGACCAATCCGAGCTACTCCTGAACTCTCCGACAGTGCCCGAGGTTTCGGCGCCAGCACGGAGTACGGCTGATCTTGTCAGGCAGATGCTCGCAAAGAGCGGCAAAGGCATCCCGGAAGAGACTCGTAAAAGGCTACTGGCTGCGGCTGAAGACCAGACCACCCCGGCCACTCCCACCAACGGCGGAGTAGTGAAGGCAGAATTCAACCGACCGGGCCAGATTGGCGATGAGGTATGGATTGCTCACTACGACGTGCGCGGAGCAATGGGTGATGGTGAGGTAGCTCACGACTTCCCTGAGATGCTGCAGGACATCCGCGTCAGCCCTACTCACCTGCGGGAGATGGGGGTCGAGTTCAAAGAGCATTTCCATCTGAAGCTCATAACGGGTGTCGGTCAGTCGATGGCCCCTACCATCAAGAGCCGCGACCCGCTGGTCGTCGACATCAGCATCCGTGAGTTCGTGGGCGACGGGATCTACTACTTCTCCCATCAGGGCCATCAGTACATCAAGCGCCTGCAGAAGAAGGGGCGCGACCATTTCAAGATGATCTCGGACAACACGAATCATCCACCTGAGGATATCCGGGTTGATGAGACCTATATCCAGGCCCGAGTGCTATTGGTCTGGAATGCGCACTTGGTGTAGCCATGACCATTACCAAGCCCAATCAAGACCTCCACCGTGATCTTCAGGGCCTAGCCAGCGATCTCAGATGGTCAGCGGTAGAGCTGATGCGCATTGCCGGCCGACTGAGCCTGGCCGGTAACGAGCATGACACCCAGGCAGTGATCAGGATCTGCCAGGTTATGCAGGCTGGGGAGGATCGATTGGTGGGGTATGGGGATGAGGTGGCAGTTGGCCGAATAACCAGAGCCATACCAAGCGGATAGCAACCTGTCCTCGAGTGCTTACAGGCATCGGAGCACGCAAAACGCCATACATAGCGCGCGGCGATCAACTTCGCTCGCAACAGGAACCAGGCCAATAGGGATATTCAGTGGCAGAGCCGATCAAGATCCGTAACGAAGACGACGCCTTCAAGGCAATTCAAGAGTTTTTGGATGGCGCACATTTCAAAGGTGGCGTTGAGCTAGAGGGCTGGCCTAAGCTAAAGGTCCGCTTGGTTGGTGACAAATTCGAGTCCAGCATTACGCCAAGCGTGATGAAGTCCTTCATTGAGCTACAAAATGTCATATACAAATCATATGCCATTGCGCAATACGACACAGAGGACACGCGCCGGCTATCCAAGGAAGAAAGGGACGAGCTTGAGATAGAGGTTAAGGTCGAAGAAGGCTCCTCAATCTTCGAGGTTGACTTCCAAGAGGTCCTAATCAAGTTTGCCGAAAAGGCTGGAGAGACAATGCCACCGGAATTAATGGTCGTCACGATATTGGGGCTAGGGGTGCTATGGGCGGGCAAAACCTCATATGCTGCCTATCTCAATTATCGTAAAGACGTCAGGGCGGCAGAGGCCAAAACAGAAGAGCAAAGAGACTCCCTCTCCACCATTGAGGCATTGTCGAAGCAGGAGACGGCAAGGCTTGAGGTATTGAATCGACTACTGGTCTCGCAGCCTCGCCTTGAGAGCGTGAGCCGGCAGGTTTACGACACTCGAAATGAGATGCTCAAAGGCTTTGCGACGGCCGACGAAGCCACTGTGAGCGGTGTCACGGTTAGTGGTGACGTCGCACAAGAGCTTGTGACCAATGCGCGAAGGAAAGCGGTAGAAAAAAGACTTGATGGTTTTTATCGAATAGTCCGGGTTGATTCATCAAACCCAGACGAGTTCAAGGTCAAGATCCGGAGGCATCGCTCTACCGAGGAGTTTGAGGCCGTCGTGGAAGACACCTCTCTTGACGAAGAAAAAAAGGACGTGCTCCAGTACGCTGAGTGGGAGCGAACGACTGTTTTCTTGAGCATCAACGCTAAGGTTCTTGATGGAGCAATTAAGCAAGCGATTGTTGTAGGGGTGGAGCGTCGAAATCCTCCAGAGTAGATGCCTCGACTGCATCGCCAACATGATGAAGCCCGCCTCGGCGGGCTTTTTGTTGCCTTCACGCTTTTTTCACGCCCTGCCCTGCACAGTGAAGGCTCATCCATCTTCCCCTTAGCCCGCATAGCAGTGCGGGCTTTTCCTTTAGGTGACTGTGAGCCACTGCAGCTATCAATAAACCGGAATAAGGCGATCTCTCTGAGCTGGGGTAAGATCGTCAATAACGCCGACCTTGAGGGTCCCGGCCGTAGCCTCAGCCAATGGCTTTCCCATATCAGCAGACGCGAATTCTGGAAGCTTGTACATTGCCCCGGTCAGAGGGTCTACGATCAGCATGCCGATCAAACCGCCAAAGACGATGTTTCCCCAATACCAACCGCTTAGACTGGAATCGAGCTCAACAGTCTTATCAGGGTATCCCTCCTTTTTGAAATGCAGCTTATAGGTTTGACCGGAAAAATACCCTTTACCAGACTTCAATGTGACCGTACTAGGGGTATTCCCTGAGTGCACAACAGTACCGTTTTTATCTGTAATCTCGAAGCTGGCTCCTGGGGGAGCACTTGACACAGCTACTGGGTAGCGAGACTCACCAACAATACTCGCGCACCCTTGGATACCAACGAGAGCCACAACTGCAACTGCTCCAGCCACTTTCCGAAATGTCATCCATACCGCTCCATGTTGCCGTTGTTGGCACGGCCGGATATCGGCCGGCGGCGATTGTACTCGGAGCGATAACATTTTGATATCATTAGGAAATAGGTGGGCGTACTCGGAGATTTTTTAAAAAGGGGCCTCTTCCTCCAGCTTCTCCTCGTCCCAGTCCTTTGGCACGACTAGGTCATCGCGATCCCCAGGACTCTGGGCCTCCCACCTCACGGTAACGCTATCGTCGTCGTTGAACGTCAGATCCAGCTCAGGCGTTTCGACCAGCAGCCCCATCACCTCCTCCCACTCCACGTCTCCATCCGTGTCCAGGCGATGGATCGTCACCCAGCGCTGCGACTGCGCAATCGGATGATTGATCATCGATGAAACACGAAGGCCGAGACGCTCTACCCCGGTCATTTCTTGGCGTGCTTGTGGTGCCGTCTTCTTCTGCTTGGACATAAACCATCTCCTTTACTGTATATCCATCCAGACTTTGCGGTGAGGATACATCACGTCTTGTGAAACGTGAACCAGCACCGTAGGGAAAATCCTCAACACACCATCAGGCAAATAAATCACGCATCGTGTTGACATCGAAAACACGATGCGTGATATTTGCATCAGCACGCAGCTACTAACGCTGACTGCCGAGGCAATCGAGTCTCACCGCTCTTTACACAACCAGACGTGACCACTTCGACGCACCCAGGCCATCACCTGGGTCGGGACAAGCTAAGTCGTCGACCATGCAGCCTCTGGATAGCTGCCGGCCTCTCCCATGAGAGGACGCCAAACCATGCAAGCCACCTGATGCGTAGCCAGTAGCTGCAGCAGGCAGTGGTGGGGATACCCGGCGACGAGCATGGCGCGGATCAAAAACCATAGGAGGAACCTGCCAGTGGAGTGACAAGTCCAGCCGGAATACGGACCGGCAACCCACGACGAGCTGCCCTAGCCGAGCTGCAGCTGACAGTCGTGTAGCGAACACCTAACCCCACGACCATCCCGCCAAGGCCGATCAAAGCGAGGTGACCAGGGAAGCTCAAGGCCAGACAAAAGATCGGGTGAAGCCATCGGTGGTGGAGCTCGACCAAGGTTTCACCGGCTGGCCTTCTCACGAGGGCCAGACGGGAAAACAACCAAGGAGTAGGACCATGCTGATACTGACCCGCAAGGTGGGCGAAACCATTGTGATCAACGACACGATTCGAGTCACGGTGCTGCAGATTAAGGGCAACCAAGTGCGCATAGGTATCGAGGCACCAAAAAACGTATCGGTGCACCGCCAAGAGATTCAGGAGCGAATCGCGGCTCAAGCTGAAGTTGCTGCCTGATTTGATTTCACTGGCTGGCCTTGGCGACAGGGCCAGACGGGAAATCAAACCGAGGCCCACATCGTGAACAAAGAAGAAATCTATGACGCGCAAATCAGCCCTCTGATGCTAAAGATCATCGACATCTGCAAGTCAAAAGGCATTGCGATGATAGCCAGTTTCGACATCGGCCATGACGGCGAGGGGCCGAACGGTGAGGACTGCACTGGGCTGCTCTGTTCCAGTCTCACCCCGGATGGTGATGGAAATCCTAACCCAGCGTTCCAGCAGGCATTCGGCCTAATCAAGCGGGGACGCTATGCATCTCCTGCACTTCACGTAACCACGCAGCATGCCGATGGCACACGCATGCTGGCCGCGATCATCTGATGCCAAGACAGCCGGAAAGACGGCCCGATGCCCTGCTCCCCATCGCAGGCTGCATTGGAGATTGATCGGAGCGTGCTCAAGCGAGCTGCAGCGCTAGGATCGCAAAGACCCGTGAACCTCCTGAGCCGGTATATGCGAGACGGCCAATACCAGAAACGCGGCGGGAACCAAGCAGGAGTAGCGCCCTGGTGTTCCGATCAATCTCCGATGCATCCCGCATCCCCTTCCCTTCACATACGACCGCATTGGCAGGCGCCAGGCTCGCGCTCCTCGGCTGCGCGGGGGTTGGTCACCCGCCCTGACGCCTGACCAATGCGGTTGCTGAGGATAATCATGGAGACGATCACCTGCGGCTCATGGACTGGCCAGCTCGGCAAGACGCTGGCACCACGCGAGCTGGAAGCACTGCTCTGGGTTGCCCAGGGCCTGACCACCAAAGAGATCGCGCGGCAGATGGCGGTCACCCCCGGCACCGTGGCCAACCGGATCGAGGCTGCGCTTTTCAAGCTGGAGGCCGGGCGTCGCATCGAGGCGGTCACCAAGGCCATGCGCCAGCAAATCATCAGCCCTCTTTGCATCGTGCTGGCCGGCCTTATCGCCATGCACGCTGCCATCAACGATAGCGACCCCATGCGCCGCGACCGCCGCGCTCCGGAGCGCCGCACTGCACAAGTCCGCATTGCTCGTAGAGCCGAAGCCCTCGAGCTCCACGCCTGACCGAGGATCACCCTATGCAAACAGCTACAAGCATCGCCTTCGCTCAAAGCGTACCGAAACTCAAGGCGCTTCTAGCAAGTACAAGCATTGCTCGTGACGAGGCTCGCGCCCGAATCAAGTCATCGGCCCCGCGATTTCAAGCTAAGGGTCGGGGGAAGATCTGGGAGGTAGTCGAGATCAGCACCGGCGCCATTATGGGCATTGCTTATCAGTATGAGACTGCCTTGGTATTCGTCAATGCGATGGAAGCCGGCGCCGCCAGCAAAGGCCTGCGGCAATGAGCAAGCGCAAGCCTCACAACATGCGTGCCCGGCTGGATAGAACCTGCCGCGCCCTGGTGTCAGCAAACCATGCCGCCGTGGTGAACATCGATCCAAGCGGCCAGCAGGTGCTGATCAACTGTAAGAACCTCAAGCAGATCCGCGTCCGACAGATCGTTGACGCTGTGTGCGATATGCCTCACCGCTGGACCATCTACCTAAGCGTGCTGTGCCGTACTGAGTTCGGCGAGCGGTACCACAAATCGATAGAGGTCGCGCCCCAAGGTAACTATCGGGCCGAGCACCTCACTGATGTGATCCAAGCGACCTACACAGACCTGCGTGCAACAGCCAACCCGAATCACCTGGTAGCCGCTGGCTGGATCGCCATTCCTACCGATACGACGCTCGACGAGGCAGAGGCCGCAAAGATTTTTGCCGCCGTCGGCGCATGGAGTCAGCAGACAGCAGCATGAAGCGGATCACCGCACGCGTTCGGCACGGCCGGCGCCAACAACACATCAATCTGCCGCCCAGCGGCTTGAGAGATATCGGCCATGGCCGAGCAGAAGACTCGAGCACGCTATTAATTACCATGATGGGACAAAAGCAAGCGGAGAGCCGGAGCAAGTGTGAAAATACCGGGCGGGACAAAAATGTGATAGCTGCCGAAATACAGCGACGCGTGTGTGGGCACGAGCGCTAACTCTGATAGGATTACGACCCGTCGCAGGAAACGTTTTAGAGGGAAAGCGCGCCCACTCAAGTGAACAAACGCGCCATCTCTCAAATACGAAAAAAACCTTGCGACATAGGACCATTCAGTAACGTGCAGCAAAACAGTTCCCAGAGCCCGATTTAACATCAAACTAAGCTTATTTACGCATACGCCTCAGAATGATATTTCCTATAAAGATCCCCAATGATAGTCATTAGCGCTTTAAAAGATACCTTTATTTTGTCATCCGACGCCAATTCTTTAGGCTGCCGAAAATGAACCAACTCATTCCGAGTGGTATACAGGACATTAGATATCAGAACCGCTGACTTCCTAAATCTATAACCGGCAACAATCTCAACATCTGCAGCGGGAAGATCTAGAAGCAAATCTCTCATAGAGTCCATAACCGAATTCAACACCCCAATCCTCGACAACTCTATCTTTGATAGCTCCTTTATAATCTCTAGGTCATCTGACTGTACAAATCCTGCCGAGCACAAAACATTAAAAGCACTATCGATGCTAGATTGAGGGCAATCTCTTATCAATCGCTCCAAGCCATTAGATTCATTTTCACGCCACCCGGTTGCCGCATTAACATCCTTAAAAAGTTCAATCCCAAGAAGCTTTTTATCAAACCCACTACCCGTACGCTCTTCAACCATTTTACGAAGCTCGATCATTCGAGGAATTGGATAAAGAAGCTCCACGCAACGATACAAATCTACATAAGAATACCGCCAAGTCTGACTAACATACGACGAGTGAAGTAAGTGAAATGGAAAGCCATCAATATTTATAATTAAATCGAGAAACTCATTTTTCATCTGAATCTTATGCATGTCGCCCAAATCCAAAAGCAACAGCAAAAGCATCAAAAATCTATCCTCCCCTCCATTTAATGGCTGAAAGGGAAGCTGATCCACTCGGTAAAAAGAAAAATCTTCGAGTATTTCCTTTATTTCCGCACAATCTACAAATGACAGATCTGTAAAGTTTCCCTTCTGGTCTACCTCAACAGTAGACCAATTCCGATCCCTAAGTATCTGCGGGTCCCGTATCTCAAGAACTCCTTGACCTCCCAAAACCGTAAGGATTGCAGCATCCTCCTCCAATCTTTGAAGTAATACTTCTGGTGGAAGCTCTGAAAACTGCGCAGGGCCAACGATTGCTAAAAAAATTGCATCATCTTGGTCTATGACAACAGCAATCTTTAAATTCAGAGATCGAAGCATGCGGACCGACTTCACCCGCTTAATAAATTTTTTTTCATTTTCATCTGTCTTTACACAAGCGTGGTAACGAAGCGCATTATCACCGTGCACGTCCTTATATATCTTTCCGAACAGAGATTTATTTAAATCGATCATTTGCACTTCGTCAGGCCCTCCAACAGATTTCCATATCTTTCACATCGAAGCCCTCTGAGACAAGAACCGAGAAAGCATCTCTAAAATATGCTCTCTCCATGTCTCCGATTTTTGTACTCACAGAGGTTTTGTTTCCAAGCAAAGAATTAAGAGTATCAAGCCTCATAAACTTTTCTAGCTTTTCTTCATCCAACCCCGATAAATGCCTGACAAAGGACTCAAAATCTGAAACTATTTTCCGAAAATTGTTTCTCTGCCTTGCAGTTTCATAGTCAGCACCGGGACGGCCATAAATCTTTTGCGCCAATGCACAAATCAAACCTGCAACAAGGGGCTGACTAGAGAACAAATCAAGACCTTTATCAAATCGCCTCTCAGCCCCAAGAGGCTTAAGCCTCGCCAACACAACATCAAGAGAAACCAAAACCTTGAAAATAGCTATATAGTCAGAAAGCAGCTCACTTTTTGACGCCGACTCAATAAAATCGAGCTTCAGGAACTCCTCCGATATGAAGTCTCTTGTGTCAGCTTTTTCAGATCTCGCGCCAAATATCAGAAACAGTTCTAATATTTTATCTGCCTGAAACTCGCCCGGCCGAGTTCTACGCCCCGAATCATTGGACTCCATCAGAGTAAGCCCTCCGATACTATCAGAAAGCTCTTTGCGAATAGGAAGCATGACAACTTCAAGCTGCCTCCTTAACGACCAAGGCAGCTGACCAGTATTTAGGACCAGCATTCGGTAAATAAGTTTAGTGACGGACATGGCCACCCAAACCTCTATGCGTATCTGACGATTTTGTATATCATCACCAGCGTTCGCACTCACAGCTTCTTTCATTGCTGTTGTCCGCTGCATCCCATCAATAATGCAAATGCAGTCTTTTACATCTAGCAAAAACAGTATAAGCTGGTCTTTATCAACCCTTGTCAAGTCCAAATTCAATTTCGGCTCAACAACGCCGATAACGACCGGTGGCAGGACTCCTCCCTCCAAGAAGTCTGTCATCATTTGATGTCGTATTCTCACTGCGCTTTTTGAAGTTTGCGCCTTACGCTGCCCCTCAAGCGCACCATCATTAGTATACGCAACATCAACAATCTCAAGATAAGTCCTTAAATCAATATTTGTAATTATTGACAAACAGTGCGATTTTGCATCATGCAGCACATTCAGCTGCTCGGATTTCTGCTCATCCTTTACTTTAGTCATACTTCACCCCCTTAGTGCCTAAAACTAAATCACCAAATTTCCTTCGCCAAACTAAACATCTGCAGAGCGAAATTCCAAACTGCTTCGATAATTAACGACTGATTATGCTTTGCAACTAATGGGTGCCGCCAAAATCGGTTCAAAGCACGGAAGATCGGCCGACGCATCCCCCTATTGTTTTCATGCCCCTCGAACTATACCGGCCAGGAGCTACTATGCCCACCACCTACGGAAGCGTCTGCAGCGGCATTGAAGCTGCGACCGTAGCCTGGCATCCGCTGGGCTGGCGTGCCGCCTGGTACGCCGAGATCGAACCATGTCCCTGCGCGGTGCTGGCCCACCATTACCCCAACATGCCGAACTACGGCGACATGACCCGCCTGGCTGCCATGGTGCTGTCCGGCAAGATCCCGGCGCCTGATGCACTGGTGGGCGGAACACCCTGCCAAGCCTTCAGCGTGGCCGGCATGCGCGAAGGCCTGGCCGATCCCCGGGGTGCACTCACCATCAAATACGTGGAGCTGCTCGATGCAATTGACCATGTTCGAACAAAGCGTGGCGAGCCCGAGGCTACCTGCCTCTGGGAAAACGTCCCTGGCGTCCTCTTCGACAAAGGCAACGCGTTTGGTTGCTTCCTCGGCGCCCTGGTGGGCGAATCCGAAGAACTCCAACCGCCAGGGGGAAAATGGAAGGACGCTGGTTGTGTGTATGGACCCCGGCGAACAGTCGCATGGCGGGTTCCGGATGCCCAATATTTCGGCCTGGCCCAACGACGCCGTCGTGTGTTCGTTGTCGCAAGTGCTCGAGGAGGGTTCGATCCCTTCGAAGTACTTTTTGAGCGCGAAGGCCCTCGCCGGGATAGCCCGCCGGGACGGCCGGAGAAATTCGCACTTCATCCTACTCTCACGGCTCAAGGGGGAGGCGCTCTCGATGACCGAGAGGCATATGTACTGGAGCCCGACGGCGTACGCCGGACAAGCCCGATCGAATGGGAACGATGCCAAGGGTTCTCCGACAACCACACCCTGATCCCCCTATCGCGGCAAGCCAGCCGATGAATGCCCGGACGGACCGCGCTACAAGGCGATCGGCAACAGCAAGGCTGTCCCTGTCGTGCGCTGGATCGGCCAACGCCTTCAACAACAACTCGAACGCTCAGCTTGAGGCATCGCATGCCCACCGAAAAAACCGATCTAGCAACACTGAGCTGATAAGTACATGATTGCTCTAGATTAGATTCGCTTAAAATATAAGACTTTGGGACACCAACGGAATAATTTAATACTTACCAAATATCACCTGCCATCTTTCAACTTAGAAATAAGACCAGCAACTTGATCTAGCCCATCAAAGCTAGAGGGTATTGCTGACTCACTTGTGACTATTCCGCTAAAAATCACTTGCTCAAAACGATCCAAGACGCCTGGATCCCCCTTTCTCACTTCGATAGCATATTCCGCGTAATTTTGTATGAACTGACAAAGAGCCATGCGAAGATCCAATTGGACCAACTGGGCTTTAACTGACTTACGACCGTGCAAAGCCACTCTGAAGAAAAACACTAAAATCAACTCGAGCGTAACAAAACAAATATAGTCATAGATACCCAGAGTAATGCCTACTAAAGGTGAAAATATCAGATATATCTTTAATAAAATAGGTAGCACCATAGCGATGCCTAGCAGCATGATAGCCGTGAGTCTAAGATTGCTCTCTTTTAGCTTTGTATCCCTAAGCCTGCGAAACCCTTCATAAAGGCCAACGAAATTAAATGCTGTCTCATGTTTCTTTAAAGTTTCCTCAAGAGTTTTTACCCTGAATTCGCGTTCGCTCAGAGACTGCTCGAGTGCTTGGCGCTCAGAAATGCTGCGATCTATTGATTCAGGCAAGTCTTTCAGAAGATCAATGCGAGGGTGATGGAGCACGCCGCGAATAATTTCCACGATCATCTGGTGATCTGCATACTTTATCTGACTGGCAGCCTTACCTTGAAACTCAAAATCTGCGGTACTGAATATTATACTACTCAGCGTCGCATTCAGCTCCCGAGATGAAGCAATCTGTAACTCTAACAAGAACCTGTAAAGAATCCCAAAAACAAGCTCCTTATTATCCTCCCCCAGTTTTTCGTAGCTCTGCAAATAGTCGAGGAGCCTTTCCCCTAGGTGAGCGATATTTATTCTGCACCGCTTATTGAAAACCTCCGGCTCATCTAAGATCGCTTTGACAATCTCAATCGACGCATCTTCAACAAAAGTTTTCTTGGAATCTCCCGGAGAGCTTCCTTTGCTCATCTCCATGAACGTCAAGGCCTCCTCTAAAACAGCTCGATTTTGGCTTTGCGAAAAAAACTGAGAAGATCCATCAATGTCTGAAGACTCAGGAAGCTCTGAGGAACTCATGTAAACGCTTTTAGTACTCATGCTAATTGACCTACCTTCCATGATTATTCAGAGCTTACGCCCATCGCTTTAGCCACCTGTAATAGCTCAACACAAAAAATTTTTCCACCCGTCTTTCCGCAGAACGCTTTTTTAGTCAGAAAAACGCGAACCCGACGGGGCGGCGCACTAACGCCGAGGCATACGTCCGCGTGTACTTCCCTCTGCAGATCATGCAGTCAGTTGGCTGATCAGCACCGCACCGGGCAACCAGCTGCTGTCAGTCGGCGCCAACGCCAGCAAGAACGCCATCAACATCAAGCACGGCAGCCGCCGAGGCGTCACCTGCTACATCAACTAGGTGGCGATCAGCTGCAATCCCGGCAGCCAGCTGCAGGTCGGTACCGAGCGCCAGCACTCCCCGCACGAAACCCAACCCGAACCTACACCCGCTATGGCGCCTGGGCGGTGGACTGATGAGAGGTATGAGTTGTGAGGGAGATTCGAGATTTCTTAAAGGCTTTCATATGGAAAGCCAGAGCCTATCCGTACATGCGTCGCCGCCTTGGGTGGGCTAGCTGGGAGATGGCCGACTCTCTGCATGAGACGTTCGGCGCCTGGCATCCGCATGATGCCATTGACGAAGAACTTAGCTATTGAGGCTAGCCATGACCAACCTGATCAAAGCAAGGACGTCTACCTACTTCCTGCAGGCCGCCATCGACGTACAGGCCGAGCGCGGCAAGCAGTACGACGCACCGGACGGCACTCGCAGCATGGTGAAGACGGTCCACGCCTTCAACGCCATAACCGGCCGCGATCTCACCGAAGCAGAAGGCTGGTTGCTGATGCAGATCGTCAAGGACGTGCGCCAATGGCAGAACCCCGCCAAATACCACGAGGACAGCGCGTTGGGTAGCGTGGCGTACTCCTCACTGAAGGCTGAGGCCCTGGCCGCTCGAGTCAAACCATGAAAACTTTCGGAGAAATCATCGAGGCGTGGAAATCGAGCGCCCAGCCTAACTACGACGACCTGCGCCTATCAATCACCATCAAAATCACCATTCGTCCAAGTCATGGAGACGTTGTATCTGGTGCTTGTACTCGCACAGTATCTGATAGGTAGAGCTCGCGGTCCCAGTGACAAGGGCACCCACCACGCCGCAGTCTGCCTCTACGAACTTCTCCCACGCTGCATGCGCCTGAGGCATCATGGGCGGTACATTTTTCGGGAGCGAGCCTTCATCGACGTACTCCTTTGCGGTGGCCTGGGCCTTCTGGTACTTCTCTTTCACCGCATCCTTAGCCGCCTCCCGCATTTCATATGCGCACTGAGCTGAATCCTGAGTGGTTTTGGTCTCCGGCTTCCTCAAGCACTGCTGCCATTCGGCCTCCAGCTTCGCTGCGTACTGACGCACCGCGGCATCCCGTGCTGCAATCTCTGCTTCTTCCCCGTGCAGCTCGGCGTGGGCTGCGCCCACTACTACCAGCACCGCGCCTGCGATACCGGCCTTGATAGAGGTCTTCATTGTTCTCATTTCCCTGAGTGATAGCCAGGCCGGCGCGGTGCCGTTCCAAGCGATTTTGGCTCGGACAAAAGCCGGGCCGAGGTGATCCTAACGCATTAGATGCGTTGCCATCACCATCGAGCTGGGGTACCGCAACATCTCAACCGCAATCAAGGCCCTGATCAGAGCGCGCGATTAGCTTTGGCAAGATCGTGACGCCCTGCTGGATGCCGGAGGACACACGTTCTATGACCATAACTCTGATGTACATGGCCTACGTGATCTACAGGGGGCTGCGATGAGCGCAGTTGCCAAGGTGCTTGATCCTTGCAGCGCCAGCCGCATGATGTGGTTCGACAAGGAAGACCAGCGCGCCCTCTTCGGTGACATCCGCGACGAAGAGCACCTGCTCTGCGATGGCCGCGTGCTGAAGGTTGAGCCCGATGTGCTGATGGACTTCCGTAGTCTGCCCTTCGAGGCCTCAACCTTCCGCCTGGTCGTGTTCGATCCGCCGCACCTCACACGGGCGGGCTTGGACAGTTGGATGCGCGCTAAGTACGGGGTGCTCACCAGCGACTGGCGAGAGGACATTCGGCAGGGTTTCGCGGAGTGCTTTCGAGTGCTTGAGCCCGAGGGGATCCTGATCTTCAAGTGGAACGAAACCCAGGTACTGGTCAGCGAACTGCTGGCCCTCACCGATGAGAAACCCCTGTTTGGCCACAAGTCCGGTAAACGCGAAAAGACGCACTGGATCACCTTCATGAAGCGCCCCACAGCCTAACCCCTCCCCCTACCACTCAAGCCCGCCGATATGCTCGGGCGAGGATCAACTATGTCTGCGACAGAACGATTCCACTACACCGCGAATGACTGCCTGGAGCGCCTGGCGGCCGATCTCTGGCCGGAAGCCATGTTGGCTCTGGTCATCTACACCCCTGAAAAGCCTGAACTCGACATCGTGCTCAAGGATAGCGGCCTCAACGTAGACGAAGTCGTGAGCACGCTGCGGCGGCGCGGGGGCCTGGGCCTGGATGGCGAGAACATCTACAAGCGGCTGCTATGTGACGCCATCATCGGCGCCATGGCATTCGGCAAGCAGAACAACAACCCCCCACCAGATGGCCATTGGGGTAAGGAGTTCTGGGATGTCGGTCGCGCCGAAGGTGCACTGCAGGAGGAACTGGTGCAGGCGCTGCGCCTGGTGCGCAAAGAGCTGGATGCTTGTCAGCGAGTGATCCACTACGCGCGCGGCTTCGATCCGGCTTACGTGAGCGATGCCCAGGCTGCACTAAAAGTAGCCGACGCCGTGCTCGAGCAAACACCCGTCTGAACAACAACCTGCCGCCGCCGGCGGCGTGGAGACCATCCCATGGAACATACAAGCGAGTTTCTCGACGAGGAAGAGGTAATCCGCATCACCGGTTACCAGATCCCGAGCAAACAAATCGCCTGGCTGGCCAACAACGGCTGGCAGTACACGCTCACCCGTGCCCGGCGGCCGGTTGTGGGACGGGTATATGCCCGCCTGAAAATGGCCGGCGTAAAGCCAAACATGGCGAATGCAACAACCGAAACCTGGACATTGGACTTATCGCGCGTGGGGTAAAGGATGCGCAACAGGAAGGCATCGAACAAGGACCTGCCGCCAAGGATGCTGCGGCGGGTCCGCAAGCTGAAAAGCGGGAAATTGTGGGTGGGCTACTACTACGACGGGAGGGATGCTGACGGGAGGCGGCAGGAAGTGCCGCTGGGGACTGACCTCGCTGAGGCCAAGCTGGAGTGGGCGCGCCTGGAGCACAAGGCCAAGCCAAAAGTGATGGCGACGATGGGCGAACTGTTTGACCGGTACGAGCGGGACATCATCCCGGGCAAGTCGCCACGCACGCAAAAGGACAACAAGTACGAGCTGGAGCGCCTACGCAAAGCATTTGCTGATGCACCGATCGAGGCCATCAGTCCGCCGGTTATTGCCCAGTACAGGGATGCCCGCAGCGCCAAGACCCGGGCAAACCGGGAGATAGCCTTGCTGTCGCACGTTTTCACCATGGCCATGGAGTGGGGCTTTGCCGAGCGCAACCCGTGCCTGGCGGTTCGGCGCAACAGGGAGAAGGTACGCGACTTCTACGCGGCCGACGAAATCTGGGATGCGGTGTATGCCGAAGGCGACCAGGGCCTGAAGGATGCCATGGACCTAGCCTACCTGGCCGGCCAGCGCCCTGCGGACACGCTGAAGTTCAGCACTGTAGACCTGGACGAGGACTACCTGTGGGTCGACCAGAATAAGACCGACAAGAAGTTGCGCATCCGGCGGCATGTCAACGGCGAACTCACTGGCCTTGGTCTGTTCATCGAGACGCTCCTGGAGCGGAGAAAGCTGCAGGGTATACGCAACTCACGCCTCATCACCAACGACTCAGGCCTGCGTATGAGCTGGGAGATGCTAAGGAACCGCTTCAGCGAAGCGCGGGACATGGCCGCCAGGAAGCTGACCGCTGATGGCAATTCTGACTTGGCTACCAAAGTTCGGCAGTTCCAGTTCCGTGATATCCGGCCGAAGGCGGCGTCGGAAATTGAGGACATCAGCCACGCCAGCCGGCTACTTGGACACTCCAAGGAGGAAATCACCAAGCGGGTATATCGCCGTGTCGGCGAGGTGGTCAGCCCGACGAAATAA